CTACATCCCCTTCTCCGGCGTTCTGCCGACCACGATCCGTCCTGGCTCGTCCCTCTCCCACTCCTCTGCAGATTCATACCTCAACAGGCCCATGGCCCAGGCTTCTTCGTGCTCCAGTAGAGCCCACGTCCTGGCTGCCTCGGCAAGCTCCAGCATGTCGGACAGCACGCTGGCATCGACTTCCTTTCGCCGGCTGGCGGCATAGGCCATTTCATTGAGCACCGCGGCGCGCCCATCCGGGTCCGTGACCATGGCTGAACTGTCGTAAAGCTCGTCCAGCCACGGCTGCGGTATGCCCGCCAGGCTACTCAACACGGCACCACCAGGACTGCGCATAGAGCACACCGTCTACATCCTCAACGCCCGTGATGTTCAGCCCAAGACTGCCCATGCCATTCACCTTGGCATCCAACAGGCGCGGGATGATGTCTTCGCCCGGGGCCGGATTGAACACCCAGGCCTCAATGCAGCAGCGCCCAAGAGCTGCGCTATGGCACTCGTGTAGGTGAACGTCGGCCCTGAGCGGTTTGACCTTCGCGAGCTTTTCGTTGGGGATCGCTACGCCGCGCTCTCGACGGCGAACAAGGAGGAAGTACATGCGGCACCAATACTGTATATCTATACAGTATTTGACCATTCAAACGGATGACCAGGCCAGTACCGCCCGGCGGGCTATGCTTCTGGCTCAAGCAGGAGGACCGGACATGTGCGGAAGGTTGACCCAGTACCGCGGGATCCATGACTTCGTTGAGACGCTGAGCATGCCAGAAGCCTGGCGGAACAACGTCGGAGACCAGGACCTGGGGCGGTACAACGTCGCGCCGACCACACAGGTCGCCGTGCTCCGGGTAGATGACGCAGGCCCGAGGGCGGACCTGGTGAGATGGGGGTGGAGGCCGCACTGGGCAACCGACCGCGCCGCGCCGATAAACGCCCGCGTCGAGAAGGTGGCGCACGGCCCCTTCTTTCGGGCGATCTGGCCGCATCGAGCGATCACGCCGGTGGATGGCTGGTATGAGTGGGTGGACGAAGGCGGGCCGAAGAAGCAGCCCTATTACATCCGCAGGCGAGATGGGCGCCCTGCCCTGTGCGCCTCAATAGGTCAGTTCGCCGGCAATGAGCACGACGGGTTCGTGATCATCACTGCCGACGCCCAGGGCGGCCTGGTCGATGTGCACGACCGCCGGCCGGTCGTGCTGTCGCCTGATCTGGCGGTTGAATGGATCGCAGCAGGCATGCCCAGCGAACACGCGGAACAATTGGTGCTGAACCTGGGTGAGCCGGCAGAGGCGTTCGAGTGGTACCGCGTTGGAATTGCCGTTGGCAACGTGCGGAACCAGGGATCAGCGTTGATAGAGCCGGCTCAGTGACGGGTCAGAGGCTGGTGCCCAAGCGCGTAGAGTTGGTAGTCGGTCACAGCCTGGTAAGCGGACTCTGCGATCACCCGAAGGCGCTCGACTTCCTCTGCAGGAACCCCGGCGGCTTGAGCATTGTGGTAAGTACGCAGCGCCTCAAGTGCCTCGAGCAACAACGGCTCTCCCGCCTCTACCATTCCCTCGATCGTTCGTTTCACGACACCGCCCCAGTACGTTGACCAAAGCAGTATAGGTCCAAGCCCGCCGCAACCGACACCGCTTTAAGTCAACATCCGATGCCATGCCAAAGTAGCCAGTGCAATAACGCAGACCCAGAGCGCAACCATTGCCCACGCCTCTGCCTCACTCTTCAGATCATTCCTTCGCATAACCTCTCCTTTGCCCGCTTAACGCCGAAACCATCGCAATCTGGTTGCGACCAAACACCACAGATCAAGGTTCATTCTGGTTGTACCAAAGGACGACCTTCCTCCAACAAGCTGCCATAGGACGCCTCGCAGGCCAGGCCAGCTATTCGGGCTCGGTCATACGCTGACGCCAGCTCTCCCGCTCGAGCATCAGCCCGTGCGAGCAGGTCGGAGAGCACCATGGCGGCGCGGCGGGCTGCCTCGCCTCGAGCGGCAACGGCGGGATCCGGGCCGGGGCAACCGACGGTGGCAGCGAGGTTGCCGGCTTCGTCGTGCAGCCGCTGGCCAGCAGCATCAGCCCCAGCAGCAGCGGTTTCAGCGATCGTTCGTTGTCCCTGAGCATGCGCCCTCACCTCCTCGTGTGCCGCGGCGCGGCGATGTTCTTCTTGGCGTTCTCCCCGCTCGCCCAGCACCTCGGCCAGGCGATCGCCGCTGTCCCGTTGCGCAGATGCTGTTGCTGCCTCGGCGCGCTCCACCGACCGACCGTGCTGGTAGACGAGCCAGTACGACCCGAACACGGCCAGCAGCGCGATCACGCGCACGCCCCAGCCTTTCACGCCAGCGCCCGCCGTACGCCCTCATCGATGACGGCGCCCTTGTACGGGTTGCCGCCGTTCTCGTGGATGATGATGCTCTCCACGAACACCCACAGCGTGTAGCGATCCTTGATATCGATCGGGTCGGTGATGCCCACCCCCAGGCGCTTGGCCACAGAAGCGGCATAAGCCTGGGTGTCGTTCTCGTTGCTAGGTGCCCAGCGGTTGATGGTCTCCAGCACCGTGTCGATGCCCTTCTCGCCCACGCCGGGCATGCCGTCCTTGCCGCGGTAGTTGATCAGCAGCTTGCCCAGGGCACGGATGCCATTCTCGGCCGAGTCGAAACGGGCGAAGCGCGGCTTTGCCACGCCGACCTCGATGCCCAACTGCCCCTGCCAAGCGTTGTGGTGGTTGTAGTCGATGCTGCCGGAGTTGTTGTTGCGTACACCGCGTGCGGTGGATCGGGTCATGGATTTTCTCCTGGCGAGAAAAGCCCGCGACCTGTCGGGCGCGCAGCCAAAATCACCAATAGTATCTGAAAGCGAAATTTTGGTATGATGGCCGTTTGATCAAAAAAATCGGCCTTGAGAATTTCTAAGGAAGGGACTGCCACGTGAGCAACACACTGACCATTGGTCAATCTACGACACTTAACGCAATACGAGCATTGGCGGCATTTGCCGTACTTGTTGGCCATACACTATCGGGCGTCACACCTATAAGTTGGTTTGGCAAAATAATGCCCTTTCAGAGCTTAGCGGTAGTAGTATTTTTCTGGCTATCAGGATTTCTAATTACCTATCATTGCCTGACCCGCGAAAAATACAGTTTTAGTGAGTACATGATTGACAGATTCAGCCGAATTTATGTCCTGTACGTTCCTGCACTAATAATTTCCTTCCTGGTTTTTGTTCTATTTATTGGCCGGACTGCCCCAACGGCCTGGGACTGGATTGGCCACCTACTGCAGTTGCAGCACACGCCATTTGCACGAATGATAGACGGCATACCACCAATTACCGTATTTGGTGGCAATACCGTTCTCTGGACAATTGCCGTTGAGTGGTGGCTGTACGTATTCTTCGGCATCGCTTTCTTCTGGCGTGACATGTCCGCTGTTGAGCGAATGTTTGCTACTGTTCTCGCCATCCCTGCAACTTTGGTAGTTGGGTACTTCACGATTTGGGAGTCGGTAGCGTGGGAGTGGTTCCTTGGTGCCGCTTTCGCATACATTTACGTATTCATGCCTCGGGTGAACTGGAAGCAAGTACTCGTTCCACTTGCAGCTGTAATCTTCGGCCTGCTGTGGAGATTCAAAAAGCTTTCCCTTGCTAGCCACATGAATATGTATGATCAGCAGCTTTTGCTTCTAACTGGTGTGGCCATGATGTTCATTATCCTTGCGAGCACCAATCTTCGCGTTTCTACTCCTGTTAAGTGGATTGCTACCAAAGGCGCGTTCCTGTCGTATGCAATGTACCTGACGCATGAGCCAATCCGGGTGTTGCTGAGCACGCAAATGAACTCTGCAAAGCCTCTCAATGCTTGGCTATCTATCCTTATCTGCGTTCTGTTCTCGGCAGTCTGTGCATGGCTGCTAGAAGATAAGCACTTGACCCTGCGCAAGTGGCTAAAAAAGAAGATCGCACCTCGCGAAACACCTCTTGCTGCGTCGTCGACTTTGTAGGTTCCTAGCACATTACATATCATTGAAAAGCCCGCTTATCGCGGGCTTTTTATTTAAATTTAACTTCGCCCCCTGGGATGGAAGCACCATGTTTTTATCATGCTGAGCGTTTAAAATTTTGTGGAATACAAAAACGTGGAGTTGAAAATCCGCATTCGCCCTCACCTCCTCTTGCGCGTCGACGCGCCGTTGCTCTTTGCGAGCCCTGCAGATCGACCGTGCTTGTACACGGGCCAATACGACCCGGCCACCGCTAGCATTGCAGTCACCCGCACGCCCCAGCTATTCAAGCTAACGCCCTTCGCAAGCCCTCAGCGAACACCGCCGGCGGGTACTCGTAATTCGCGTTTTCGTGCTTGATGATCGCGAGCACCAGACCGCCTAGGACCTGCTGGTTCTTGATGTCCTTGATCGGATCGCTCGGGGAAAGACCGCAACGCTGCGCCACGGTGCGGATGTAGACATCGGTGTCGTTCTCTATTTCCGGCGCCCAGCGTTTGATGATCGCTGCCACATTGCGCAAGCCGTGCTTGTTGTAGTAGGTCTGCAACAGCTTGCCGAGCGCACGAATGCCATTCTCCGGCGTGTCGAAGATGCAGAATCGGCCGCCGGGCTCTTTACCGATCTGGCCAACCCAGTTGTTGGCGGGGTTGAAATCGATGTTTCCCGGGTTGCGATTGCGCACGCCGCGGGGAAGCAATTTGGTCATGGTTTTCTCCAGGCAAAAAAATACCGCCTCTCGGGCGGTCGGTGGGTTTGGTGTGGATCAGGCCGGCGGCGCGGGCCAGTCGATTTCGATGGGATAGCCTGGCTGTTCGAGCACACGGTTGAGCGCAACGCGATAGCGCTTCCAGTCTTTGAGCAGCGCGGCCTCGACCTCCGTTGCTTCGTCCAGGTCAACGGCATCCTGCAGCGGGGCAATCGCTTGGTCGGCCTGAACACGGCGGCGCGCAATCTCGGCCACGGCTTCCAGACGCTGCTGCTCAAGCAGGTCCGCCGCCTTCTGCTCTGCTGTGATGACCTGACTCCAGTCGATGACGCCTGTAGCTGCCGGCTCTGCGTCACGCACATCCTGCCCTGGCAGTTGCACTGGGCCTTCAGCAGGGTCAACGATATCGACCGGGAACCGCGCCGACTCCGTCGCATCAGCAGCGTGCGGCAGGCGCAGTGTGACAATCAGCTTGCCGTCGTGACGCTCAATCGGATCGTGCATGAACGCGCTGCCCACTGCTGACGCAGGAAGCGAGGCACCCTCAGGCAAGCGGGCGAGGTCCAGCGCAACATTGTTGATCGTCAACATGTCGCCCAGGCGGAACACCGACAGTTGAGCATCAGAGCGAACAGGTGAAAGCTTGATGATCATCAGAACCACCGTCCTTTGATTTGCAAGAAGTACGAGAAGCCACCGATGGTGATGCCGGTGGTGTTGAAGATGTGCACGCGCATCGAGCTCGCACCGGAGACGGTGAACGGGAAACCAACGGTGATGCGTGCCGCCAGGCCGGTGGTCACGCTCGTCGATAGGCCAGCGTTTCCGGTCGGCGTCGGGATGCCGATGAACGGCGCCGGGAATGTCACGCTGATCTCGACACCCGTGTTGGTTGCGACCGATTGCGAGTTGGAGCCAGTGATGAAGCATTCGAGGGTTCCGTCCGCATACTTCGTGTACTCGCCGTTTGCGTTGCTACCGCGCTCGATGATTGCCCCCGTGGGCACGCCGCTCGCCTGGCTGACGGTGCCGACGATATCTGCGGCAGCTGCGGACTTCAGGCCAAGGCCAGCTCGTGCCTCTGCCGCCGTCTTCCCCCCTGTCCCGCCCTGGGCGATGCTGAGCGCCGTGGTCAGGCCGGTCAAGGATGTGATATCGCTGTTTACCCCGCGCCCAGCTGCACCGATGTTCACCCTCAGGGTGGCAATATCTGCGGCTCCACCAAACAGGGCCATGGTTGAGCCAAACTGGTCAACAAGCTGCCGCAGGCGGTCGGCGGATTCTTTTACGTAGCCCTGCATGGGGGCAAGCCCGTACCTCCCGCCTGTTACCGTCGCGCCTTGATAGGCTGGAAGGATGCTGATTACCGTCGGACTGGCAATGTTGGACAGTTCATAAACCTTCCCATCAGGGCCAATGAACGCATCACCCACGCGACTGTTAGCGGGAAAATCTGTTCCGACACCAACCACCGTTGTCTGCCCAGCGGTGATCGAGACAGTACCCTGTCTATACCATGGCATATACAAGTCTCAGTTAAATGGAAATGGAAGGCCGGACGTTTTAATAACGAGGGCATGAGGAAATATCTCAGGGATCTGCCGCCAGTAGTTGTATGGAAAGCTACCAACGATGTCCCGAGTAGTTGCCGCTGCAACCGTAAACATGAACCTGACACCGCCGTTGTAACCACCACACCCCTCCTGACACCCGAACTCGAAACCGCCAGCACCGGAAAAGGACCCGTTACAACCTGCTGAGCGCGTGAACGTAATGGCTGCAGCCAGCTCTCCAGCCACTACCGGCACATCGACGTAAGACTTCATTTGAAAGTAAGTTGTCCCGCCGTTGGTTCCAATCATCGAGTTGTAACCGCCGTCATAGGCCTCGTATCGGTCGTCGTAGTTTGGACTGACTAACCTGCCAAGGCCTGGGGCCTGTACTGAGGCTATGATGTTAAGTGGCGGTTGCCCTGAGTTGAACGTCAGCTCCCAGGGGTTTTCCTTGTAGCACTTAAGCCCAGTTATCGGACCATCGTCAGTCATCAGGTCGAAGACGTAGGCTTTTGTGCTAGCCGAAGCTCCGACAAACAGTAGAGTTTTAATTCCAGAGTCAAGCATTTCCCCACACGGACTACCATCACCCACAAGAAACACAATAGGAGAGCGCCAACTTGACAGCGAGATTCCATAAATTGGCTCTTTGGGGGTTGGGTCGTTGGTCCAGTTTGCGCCATTATTTGGATCAAGCTGAGCAGACCTCAGATACTTCTGAGGCCAATTTTCTACAAACTGTAGATATCCGCTTTTTCGAAGCCCATAGCAAATCAAGTCAGTATCAAATAACAGCTGCTGATCCGATTCACGATACGCAACAAATTTACCGGCCATCAGTAATACCCATAGTAAATTCGACAGTTAGCCGAAAAGTACCCCCAGTTGTTGGTACTAAAGGAATACGTCCAGGTTATGGTGTTTTCTGAAATACTAACGCCTGGCCTTTTCCCCTTTTCCCTGTTCATGTCAACGAGCGGAACGATCATGTAGAAACGTTGCCGCCCGGCGGGTACAGGCGGCATCGTTGCACTTCCATTCGCGCTGTCAGTCACTACGCTTCCCTGCGTCTGACTGACGAGCACTGTCATGTCAGTTACGACCGATCCGTCTTCTGCGAATGCAAGAAAGCCTGTGCTCATATGCCGATACCCATCTTGGTAGCCGGGTTGCCGCTGGTGAAGTAGGTGTTGACCTGGCCATTGGTAATGAGGGTCGAGCCGCTGGCATCCTGCCCGCGAATCGCCACGGCACCTGTAACCATGTTCAGCTCGATCAGCGGTTGCCCCTGCGAGTTCACCGCCTGCGATCTGAGCGTCATGCCGAGGACAATCTGCTGGATGTAGGCCGTGTTGATGAGCGCCTGATTGATGAACACCTGACCGCCTTGAACAACGAACGGCGACGAGAGCGTGCCGTTGATGTTGTTCACCACGGCGAACCGGTCAGCCGACACCAGGAATTGGCTCTGCAGGCCCGCCGGGCCGTTCTCGATGCCGAGACCGATACCGGCGGCGACGTACTGCCCCTGGGCGTTCAGCTGCATCTTTACCGACCACATCGTGCTGGCCTTACCCTCGAGGTTGGCCTGGGCCTGGCTGACGGTCTGGACAGTTGCGTTGGTCTGGCCAATCTTGGCGTCGAGCGTTTCGGAGCTGCGCGCAAGCGCCTCGGTTTCGCTCGCTCGGACCATCTGCTCGCGAGCCAGACGAGCCTTGGAGCTCCAGCCCGCGAGCGCATCCGCAAGCTCTCCCTCCGCGCTGTCAGGGCGCCAGGCCGCTTGCAGCGCGCTCAGCTGGCTGGCTGATGCTTCGACCTTCCCGTCCACCTCCTCGATCTTGGCGGTATTGGTCTGCACTTGCTGGGCGAGGCCATTGGCCGACTCGATGGACTGACCAACGTCGATCCAGAACGAAGCGTTTGGCGGCGCATTGGCTCCGCTCGGGTCGGCTGGTACGTCATGGATAGCCTGATAGATCCGGCCATCGACCACCGTCATCTGGCCTTCCTCATAGGGCTCGCCCTTGTCGTAGGCCTTCAGGCCGTCCAGGGCGTTGATCTGGTCCTGTAGCCCGTCGATCTTGTTCTTCAACTGCTCGCCGAGCATGGACTCGTCAATCTCGCCGGAGATCATGTCGAGGATGGGGCCTGGGTCGGTCTGGGCGATGCCCTGCACCGCCGTTGGCGGAACCGGGAAGAACGGGCCTATGTTGCCGGTCCGGTCGACCAGGCGCGCCCAGAAGAAGAACGCAGCACCAGCGGCCAGGCCGGACATCACGTGCTCTGACTGTGGATAGGCCAGGTCCGCCAGCTTGGTGGCGCTGGTCAGGTCGTTGATCGGGTTGCTCCAGATCTCCGTTCGCTGTGTGTCCTCGGCCCCGGGCGGCAGTCCCCACTTCAGCCGGATGGCGAAAATCTCGCTGGTGGCCGTGAGGAACGTAACCGCCGGAGGCGTTCCCTCCTTCCCTTTCAGGTCGGTGAGCACCGAACTGCGCCAGGTGGAAGTGATGTCGAAGGCGCTGACCGCACGCACGCGGGCCAGGTACTGACCGGCGTAGATCCCGACCACATCCACCGACGCGGTGCCGGTGCGCTGCAGGCGGATCCAGTTGCCGCTGTCTTTGCGCCACTCAACGTCGTAGGCCACGGCCCCTTCCACGGCTGGCCAGGCGATGGTCATCGTGCTGACGGCCAGGCCCTGGGCAATCGCGTAGTCGGACGTCAGGGTCACGCTCGCCGGCGGCGGCACGGTAGTTACCGGGATGACGCTGATCGGCCGTTCCTCGAGCTTCGCGCCGGTATCGATAGCCGCGAACTTGCTCGGGTTGAACTCCAGGGCGGTGATCTCGTGCTCGCCATCGGTGGTCCGTGAGGTCTTCAGCACCCGGAACAACTGAATCGCCAGGTCGTCGGCGTCGATCGCCCACTGCAGTTCGGGCTCCGGCTGGACCGAGTAGGCCGTGGTCACGGTCACAGCGCGACCGGCCACCGACTGCACGGTGCGCCCCTGCGCGCTGCCGTTGGGCAGGTTTATGATCAGCCGGTCGCCGGCCTTGATCTGCGTGTCACGGTCTAGGGTCACGACCTTGCCGGCCGCCGCAGCGATGCGGCCACCGTTGGGCCGCCCCGAAAGCAACTCGTCCGCCACCGGGATGACGTGACCAGGCAGCGGAATGCGGCCCTCCATGCCAGTCTTGAACGTGACAGTCCGGTCCTGGTTGTTGCTCAGCAGCGCCCACTTCCCGCGGCGCTGGGCCTCGGAAGCGCGGGTGCAGCCGATGGCCGAGATCTCGATAGGACGGTCCTGGTACCGGCGCTGCAGCGCCAGGTCGGTGACCGGGATCACGTCGGTGTCGTAGTTGTTCCCCGGGTTGTCGTAGCTGACAAGTGCACGGCTGTAGTGCGTGCTGCGCTCGGCGCCGCCGTACGTGAACTCGCCGTCGATGACGTTCGCCCGGGTGAACACGTAGTCGAAGTCCTGCGCCCGAGGCATGTCGGCTTGCATGAACAGCGCGCCCTGCGCCCAGTACACCATGCCCCGGTAGATGGCCGACAGGTCGCGCAGCAGCGTCCAGGCCTCCGCCTTGGCCTGCAGATTCATGTCGCACAGGAACCGCGGCTCCTGGCCCCCTACCCCGTCCGGAACCAGCTGGTCGCAGTACTGGGCGATGCGGTACATCTCCCACTTGTCGACCATCCACGACTTAATGCGCTTGCCCAGGCCGAACCGGTCCTCTACGCACAGGCCATAGGTGACGAAAGCCGGGTTGTTGGTCCAGGCCTGCTTGAAGGTGCCGTCCCAGGTGCCGGTGTAGGTGCGGGCGATCGGGTCGTAGTTGGTCGGCACCGGCCAGCGGCGCGCCTTGCACTTCACAGTCACCGACGGGATGTTCTGGAACTGCTCGGCATCGAACTCGATGTAGAGCAGCGCGGTGTTGGGGTAGCGCAGCTTCTGGTCGATGATCTCGGTGTAGGCCGCGATGGTCATCGTGTCGGCAATGGCGCCGGTGTTGGCGTTCGGCGTGAGGCGCCGGGCGCGGATGACCCAACCCGAGGTGGCGGCCGGCAGGTCGACGCGCACCGACCGCTGATAGCCGTTGCTGGTCTTGCCGCTGACCGCGTTCCGGTGTGCCTCGACGAAGGCGCCGCCGTCGGTGGCGATGTCGATGGCGTACTCGATGGTGTAGCCGTTGGTGTCCCCGGTGTTCGGGTCCTGTTGGAGCAGGCGCGGCCATGAGAAGCGCAGGCGCACGGCCGACAGCTGAGTGTTGCTCAGCGCCCGGGTCCACGGCTGATCACTGCGCAGCTCCACGCCGACCGACGTTTCGCTTTCGATCGCTGGGATGCCCTGGATATAGTCCTGCTCCACGGTGCCGCGGCGCCACTCCCACTTCACGCCCGGGAAGTTCACGTTGCCGCTAACATCCATGATCGGGGTGTTGTCGAGGTAGATGTCTCGGTCGGTCGGCGTGCCGTCGAAGTCGCCCTCGCCCACGGCCAGCAGGATCTTGGCGATGTTCGTGGAGCGAAGGCTATCCGGGGCCTCGTAAGGCGCCTTGGGCTTCTTCTCGCCGCCCTTTGCGCCGGTGACGGCAGGTTGAAGTGCTGCGCCCATGCTTTCCTCCGGGCAAGAAAAAGCCGCCCGAAGGCGGCCTGTTGAGATCGACGAAAAAAACTATGAAAAAGTGACAAACAAGGCGATAGCGCAAACAGTTGTAGCTAAAATCCCAACAACGTAATCAGCGCCTTTGGGTGACATTTTTCCAGAAATGTTAATGACAACTGTGACTGCAAACTTGTGCATCTGAACCTACTCCAGTGATGAAAATCACGGAGCAAGGTTTTGGGGAGGCAAAACGGCGCACTACACTTTGTCCTCTGCATAGACCGAGGCAGAAATGATTGCTCCTCCCCAGCGGCGATCACCGATGCAGATCGGCACGGGGTTTCCGCTGGCAGTGGTGTTATTCGCGCTGCCGAAGGCGTAGGACGGCCTGTTCTCCGGCGCTGCGCTCTGCGACAGCCCCTTGGCTTGCGGGCTGAGCATCTGGATGACGCCACCAAGCGCCATGGCCGCACCGATCTGCATCGCCCATGCCTGGCCGGTGACAGCGCCGGCAACCACCATGACCACGCCGACAATGGTCTGCAGCAGGCCGCCGCGCTTGCTTCCGCCGATCACCGGCACAATCCGCAGCTCGCGGACACCGCAGCGTTCGAAGTCATCAAGGCCGACGTTCTGCCGGTTCCGGAACACCGCGAAGCGCAGGCCCATGCCGTCCAGCCTCCGAATCTCCTCTTCGAACCCTGGCAGCGTTGCCTTCAAGGCCTTGAACGCCTCCCAGGTGTCGCCGCTGTCGAGTTGCCGGCGGTGGGTGCGGCCGAACTTCTGGGCCAGCGAGCCGGACAGCTTGATGGTCGTCATTGGCTTGTAGGCGATTGCGCTCATCGGGCCTCCATGTGTCGCAGTATCAGGCGGGCCCGGTCATGCCAGGGGCCGCCGTAGATGATCACCTCTGATGGTCTGCCGTACAGGTGGTGCAGCAGGAACGGACCAGGTCCGTACAGGTCGGCTTGCTCGCCGGGCAGCCTGGGGTCGCTGCCCAGGTAGATGCCTGCGTGGTTCGGGTGCGCCGTCCGCCCGACGGCCATGACGATCATGTCGCCGCGCTCGGGCCGGTCTACCTGGTAGAACCCGGCAGCCTCGTAGGCCTGTTCGTAAAGGCTCGGGCCGGCGGCCTGCTCCCACCAGCCATCCTCGCGGGTGTAGGACGGGAACTCCAGCCCCCACTCACGCTGGTACCAGTCGGCGCAAACCTGCCAGCAGTCCCATGCGCCGTGCACGAACGGGCGCCCAAGCAGCGGCGTTTCGCCGGTTGGCGTGATGGTGCGGAGGTCGCCCTCCGGCCAGGACAGGATGTGCCAGGGCAGTCCCGTGGCCTCGCACATGGCCAGATCACGCGGCGAAGGCCTGCTGGTGGCGTCCGGGTGCGAGTGCACGATGCCGATCACCTGGCCCTTGTCTTCGGCTTCGGCGTACTGCTCCGGCGCGATGCGGAATTCCTCGGTGGGTTCGGTGGCCACGTTGGCGCAGGGGAGGTACACCTGCTTGCGGCCAACGGCCAGGATCAGCCCGCAACACTCGCGCGGGTACTCCGCCGCGGCGTGCTGCTGCACGGCGGCGAGGATATGTTTCAGCATGATCAGCTCCTGGCGATCAGGGAGACGGCTGGGAAGCCGCCGAAAGGCAGCTGGTTGCCCTGGCCAAAGCGCGCAACACACCCGGTATCCAGGCAGCCGTTGCACTGGTCCTTTGCGGGGTCGTCCGTGGGGTTGCCGTCGAAGTCGAAGTACGGCCCCATGTACTGGCAATTCCCGCCCCTATAACCGCCTGTCATGGCCCAATGGCACAACTGGGTCATCTGGCGGCCGATACTCTCGCCGCCGACGTCGCCCGGGCTGGCCAGCTCCCACGACACCGTCGCGCCGTTCTCCGACACCTTCTGGTCGATGTACCAGACCTCCGTGCTCTCCTGGGTAGGATCAGCCTCCGGGTTGCCGGCGGGGAAGTTCACCGGGTCCAAGTATCGCTTCAGGGTCTGACGGATCGTCAGCTTGAACTCGAGCAGGTTGTCGAAGGCCAGGCACAGCGCAGTGATCCGGCCATTGACGTTGCCGACAGAGATCGTCGGCCGCACTGCGGTACCGTCCGAGTTTGCCTCGAGACCCTCGATCTGCATCGGCCAGGCGTCGTACTCGTTGCCCTGCCACCAGATGGACTTGGCCGGCAGTTGGTCAGCATCTACGCCGGCCGCCGCCAGTTCTGCGGGCGAGTGAGGGATCGCGTGCCCGTGGAAACGCAAGATGTCGGCGCCCCAGTCCGAGCCGTCGAGCTCCAACAACAGCACCTCGCTGCCCGGCTGGAGCAACTGGATGTCTTTGATCAGTGACATGGTGATTCCTTACGGGTGGAAGGCCCGCTGGAAGGTGGCGGTGACCTTGAACTGTTCGCCGCCCATGGGGGTAGGCTTCGGGTCGACGCAGGTGAACAACCCCAGCTCGCCGAGCGGGGTGCTCCAGAGGAACGCCTTCGCGCCCGCGTGCCTGTCGAAAAAGGCCATGACCTCCAACACCCGGGACTTCCTGCCGGTGATGGTCACCGGGTAGCTGTCCTCCTTGTTGTTTGGGCCGTCGCCAACGACCTGTCGGTATCCACCGCCGAAGCGAGACTCCCGCACCCGGTACTGGATATCGGGGGTCTCGCCGCGCTCAGTAGCCCAGCGGAAGGTTTCAATGGCCATCAGGTTCTCCGCGTAGCGTTTCGGTGGCTGATCCCGCCTGGCCGCCAAGACTCTGCCACGGCCTTCTGGGCAGCGATTTCCATCTGCTTCTGCATGTTCTGCTGTAGCAGGCCCTGGTCCAGCTCCATCCCCTCGCCACTCCTATCGGGGACGCTGATATTCACGGGCGCATTGACTGAGATGGAGGTGGAGCCACCGGCGCCAGATCCGCCTACAGCGCGAACCCCCAGGTTTCCATCAGGCGCCCGGGTCAGCGGCATGATCGCCTCCGGTCCAGCCTCACCAAACACGCCTGCCCCCTTCGCGAATGCGAAGAACTGCGGCGAGCTGTGCACCTGGTTGCTGAAGTGGGACAGACTCGGCGATTCGTAGACCCCGCCCTTGGCGTTAGGCACAAAAGAGCCCTCGCTGAACCCTGTCATGGTTCCCTCGCCCACCGCCGAAGCGCCACCGCCGAAGAACCCGCCGATGGCCGACCCAAACAGGCTGCCGGCGATGCCGGTGATCGCCTGCCTGGTCGCAATCCTGGCCATGTCCGCCAGCACCGACTTGGTGAAGTCGGAGAACGACAGCTTGCCGGTTATGGCGAAGTTCGCCACCGCGTCCTCCATGCTGGAGAAAGCGTTGCTGAAAAGCGTGCGGGTCTGTCCGGCAACGTCCCGGGCCTGCTCCAGGTACGAAGCGAACGCCGACCGCGCGCCCAGCGACCAATCGGCCTGGGCAGCGTCGACGTCCTCGTAATATTTGGTCTGCATGGCCAGGCGATCATCCAGCGCCTTACGCAAGGCGTCGGACTCCTTCTCGTACAAGCCCTTACTGATACGCCCCTCGTTGTGCTGCTGCTCGAGGTTGTCCAGCTGCTGCTGGTACTGCTGCTCGATGCTCAGCCGCTCTTGCATGCGCTGCCGGGCGACATCCCCTAGGCCCATGCTGGCCAGATTGCTGTCGAGACCGAGCGATGCGCGCTGCAGCTGGCTGTTCAGGTTGCCCTGGAAGGCTGCAAGCTTCTGCGCCTCCTCCGTGGCCAACTTGCGCAGCTGCATCTCCTTCTCCAGCCCGGCATTCTTCTGGAGCTGGGCGGTAATCTGCTGCTGGTTTGCCAGCAGCGACTTCTGGTCGGCGGTCAGGACCTTCTTGTCCTTGATGTCGGCCAGCTGCTGCTCCCACTTCACCAGCGCCTGGCCAGCCTCGCCGAGCTTCTGCATCTCGCCGCGCTGGGCACCGATCAGGCCGTTCTGCTGCTGGAGGACCGAGTACTGCTGGCGGGCCTGGTCGAGGGCTTTGGTGGCGGCATCCTCGCGGTACGCAGGGGTTTTCTTGGTGGCAGGATCCTTGTACTGCTCTTCGATGTCGGCTCGAACGCGCGCAATGGTCTCTGGCTTGAGCCGTGCGTCATTGGGGTCAGTCTTGCGGATTTTCTCCAGTGCGCGGTCGTATTTTTGCAAAGCGTCGGCTCGCTTCTCCGCGTTGTTCCAGGCGGACTTTTCGAGAGTGTCGACCTCGTGCATGGCGATGATCGAGTCACGCTGGCGCTTCCGGTAGTTCTCTTGAGCCTGGTCGATCGCTTGCTGGGTCTTGAGCTGGTCCCCCAGCGCTGTGATTCTGCTCTGCAACAGCTCTCGCTCTGATTTCAGCTGCGCACTAGCGGCGACAATTTTGTTCTCTCCAGCTCTTTTTTCAAGATCGGCAAGGTCAGCCTGTGCCGCCGTCAGCTGATCAGCAATTCCTTGTGTTCTGCCGAAGTTCAGCGCGGCATCACCAGCACTTTTGGTCATACCCCAAACACCGCGCCACGCCTTTTCGATCCAGCCGAGGTTCTCAACGATCTCTTTTGACCTGGTATCGATAGTTTGCGCGTAGGTATCCGTCAGGAGCTTGGCCGCCCCCACGGTATCGCCCTGTTCCTTGAGGGCTGCGATTTGGGCATAGGTGCTCGCGGTGAGGAAATTGTACTGCTCGTTCAGCTCCTTGGCTGCCGCAACTGGGTCCTTCCCGATCTTTACAAACTCGGCAACCGTCTCCTCTACCGCGCGCCCCGTCGCATCTTTCATCTGCAAGGCAGCAGTCGCAACGGTGCCAATGCTGTCACCGGCGATTTTTCCGTTGTTTGCCAGTTGGGCGAGCACCTCAGCAGCCGCCCCAGTTGTGCCAACGGTAGTGCTGATCTGCCGGGCCAAATCGGACATCGCGCCGGCGTTTGTCCCAGCTGCGTTTCCTGTGAGGATGAGCGCTTTCCGAAAGTCTTGCGCTTCCTCCGACCCTTTGTAGTACGCCACACCCAGCCCAGCAACTGCCGCGCCGGCAATAGTGAACGGATTGACCAACCCCGCGACATATCCGCTAAGCGCCCTGGCAGCCGGCCCGATCCCACCGAACATGTCCTTGAGCTGACCACCTTGCTGAAGCATGACGGTTAACGGGTTCATCCCGCCTTGCAGCGAAACAATGATGTCCGTGAACTGCGCTGGCACGCCGCGCAACGCTGCGGTGTAGGCTTTGGTCGACATACCTGCAGCCTGGGCCTGGCGGGTGTATCGGTCTATTGCCTTTTCGGCAGACTGAGTGCTTGCCCCCAAGTCCTTGATCGACACGCCAGAGCTTTTGGCTTGCGCGCCAACGCTACCTGTAGCAGCTTCTGCGCGCTCGCCGGCTTTCGTCAGTTTATCCAGGTCATCGGCAGCTGCTGCTGCCTCGCCTGATTCAACCTTGATGCCGAGAACGGCGATATCACCCTGGCTCATGCTTTCTCCGGACAACAAAAAACCCGCCGAAGCGGGTTTGGTTTTCTTCCGAGGACTATCCCTCGTCTTTGACGTCGCATAGTGCGCGGTCCAGCGATGTTTCACCGCCTCCTTCGATGGCGACGGTTTGACCTCCGCCATCCTTCCAGATCACTGTGTACCGCTTAAATCCAACATAGCCGCCCATGGCATTTTTCGAGTTGACTTCGCCGCATACCCAGCCGTCCTTCTTGCTCCGCTCATTCCTGAACTGAGCAGAGGATGGGTCAGTAAGCTGTTCAGCAACGGCCTCACGCGCCCGATCGATATCGCCATCCCCGCATCCCGCCAAGACAATCCCGGCCAGGGCCACCAGTGCCAAACGCTTCATGCGCGCCCTCCTTGTTGATGAGGGAAATCTACCACAGCCCGGCCGCCGCCGGCGCTCACCGACAAGCGCCATCCGCCCCGCGCCCATTTGGTCTACCCTTACCCTCCCCAACCACTCACATGAAGGGTGCGAAGATGCCCGACGATGAGAAGCGGAGATTTGCCGAGGCGCTGGAGCACTGGGCGGAAGCAGTGGATGCGATCCGCGCCAGGGATCGGGCTGAGGCCATTGCCAAGATCGAAGAGCTACGAAGCATGCATCTGATGCGAGCTTTCCACACCAGCCCGCTATGGGAACACTATGCGTGGAAGCGCCGGGGCCAGGGGTGAGCCAGATGCAAAAAGCCCAGCGCGGGGCTGGGCTTTAGAGCGAAATCAGCAGAGAGCGTAAGTGAACTTCGTTTCATCGTAGTTGGGGTTGGCAGGGAACCCTGTGAATACCTTCTGCCAGAATGACTCGGCACCTGGTAGCACCTCAATGGCGACCTCTTGAATTTGTTTCTGCTTCAGCACCGCGATCAGCTGTTGCATGGCAGAAAATCCAACGCCTTGGCGGCGATACGGCTTGAAAATCACTAGTGGGAATATTTCAGCCGAGGCGCCTCTGAAGGTACAGAATCCAGCATATTGCTCTCCATGCAGGATTACGAATACGGTCTCGTCTAGAAGATCAGATCCGTTCCGAACCGCCTTGACGGCGTTTTCAGCGTCTCGGCAAAGCAGGGATTCTAGAACTTCGATTTCGTGATCTAACGCAGGACGAAGAACGGTCTCATTTACCATACATAGTGCTCCATGCAAAAAGGATGGCACATTAGCATCGCCATTAATTTTGACAAACTGTCCACCCATACACCCTGGACGGAAAGCCAGTACGCGGGCTGGGCCGGTGCGTAGTAGCGTTGTGCCTCCCAACGAACCGCCCCGGTCCGTTTCCGGAAAGCCCATGGACTGGGGTACGGATATCCAGGAGGAATTGTGTCAACAGTACTAAAACCAAGCATTGTCCGGAATGATAGCCAGGAAAGCTATCAAATATGGCCATTCCAACCAGCTGAGGTTTCTGCTGATGGAGACCGCAACAATGGCGGCCTCGACCTCGTCGAGAATCCTGATCTGATAGATCGAGTTCACGAGGCCACTGAACAGAATGGCCTGCGACAGCTTTTAGTCGCCATGAATGACCCCGGGAAAAGCTTCAAAACTCTTGGGTGCCTGGCAGGAGAGGCGGACGGACTCTACTACACCTATATTGAATTCACTCCCAGGGATCAATCTCTCGCCAGGAACGAGAAACTTATTGTAGGCATCCATCGCGCCTGGCAGGATTGGACTGATGAGAACTGTGCGCAGCATCCTGGGCTTGCCGATGCAATTCATCAAAACTTGAAATGGGAGTATCGGGAATTCTCGTACCGCGGAAGCGAGCCGCAATTTTTGATAACGATGTACCCCCGCGCTCGCAATGCTGATGACCATCGATCACTGATTTCATGGGCCCACAACTTCCTTTGCAGTGTTGATTTAGAGCAAGTCAGGGTCAACTATGCATGACCCATCTACTCATGGCCTAATTGTGCAAGAACTGGATACGTCCAGGTCCTGACGAAATCCTTGCTGTCAGGCCCGGCTTGCCGGTGTAGCTTCGACGGTAGCCGTGCTGGCCCTGACATTTGCCGCTGATCGTGACGCGGTCAATCTCCTGGTCGCCATCCATGATGGCGATCACCGCCTCGCCGCCGCTCACATCGCTTCCGCTCATCGTGAACAGATCCCAGATCGCCAGCATGTAACGCTGCTGCATATCCCTCTCCTGCGGCCTGGCCGCGTCAGTCGTTGCCCTACTCCGCCGCCTCAGCCATCACGGCCAGAGCTTCGTGCTCCATGATGCGGAGATCGGGGAAAATTTCGGTGAGTTCTCTGCGCGTGATTCCAAGCATCGATGCGACCGCGGGGATGGCTGTGTAATCCAACCCCGAAGGTCCGCCCTGCCCCAGGCGCCACTGTGTGCCCAATGCCTCGAAAACTCGAACGGACGGCCATGCATCTGGCCAAACCTCCACCTCTTCCTCGGGGATGTCGGTCAAGGTCAGGCCAATGGCCGCAAGCTGCTCGGCGGACGGGCCGCGTTCGTACAGTGCCCGCGCCGCCGCCCTCAGTTTCCCAGGCGTGCCGGGTTGTAGGCAGCCTGGTAGGCGTCGGTCACTGCTTTCGGCGCGCCAGTGCAGGTGCGCACGAGTTCGACAATCGCCTCCTGGCTGAATTCGTCCTCCAGATCCCAGCCGGTGATGATTTCGCCCAGCTGCTCGGCCTGCAGGGCGATTTCACCGGCGGTGACCTCCTCCCAGCTCGCGCCATCCGCCTGGGCCTCATCTGCCCAGGCGTCGCGGGCTTTGTTCCAGCGGTCGAACATACTTGCCAGCGCCACCCGGTCCATGTATAGGAACTGGAACTCAACCGGCACCGGCTCGCCGCCGATGCGCGGAACCTGCACAACCGCAGTGAACGTCGGGTTCTGCGCGATCTTGATCTTCGCCATGAGGGCTCCTTAGGCGCTGTAGCGGGTCGGACGGCCAGACAGCCCGACGCTGATGGTGCGGGTCATCAGCTGGTTGCGCTCCATGGTCGGCGTGCTGGTGATGCTGACGTACCCAGGCATCAGGATCTGACCGCCGCCCGGAAGCTTGAGGCGGATCACCGTCAGCTCCTTGGAATCGTCGTAGCCCTCCACCACTGGCACGTACAGCGCGGTCGGCTGGTCCTCGACCGTCACCGACACGCTGATCGGGTTACGGTTGGTGGGGAACTGCAGGTCGTCGTCGTTCTCGAGATAACCGACCGTGAGGAACTGCTGCTCGCCGCCGGAGACGGTGAAACCGGTCACCTTCGAGATCTGCGTCCAGCCCGACACCGGGACAACCGAGCCAACGCCGGCGCCAGCGGTGTAGCGGTCGGTGTTGGTGGTGTCCAGGCCTGCCAGCGAGAACGCGTCGGTAGTGACGTTGGCGGCCTTGGCGGTGCGGTCGTTGATGAGAGCCCAGCCGGAGCTGATCAGCAGAATATCGTCGGCATCGATGCTGTGACCCACCGCGCTCGCCACTGGCGGCTTGGCATTGGTCAGAGCAGTGAAAGGCACGGCGGTGCCCAGGGTGCTGGCGATCTCCAGCACAGAACCGTTGGGCAGCGGGATGCGTGCGGCCATGTGTGTTTCCTCTTGGTAGCCCGCCGGGCGGCGGTGGTTATGCCCCAGCGGGCGGTTGGTCCGCGATGCCGCGGTAGGTGAAGCTGGCCGGGACCGTGTAAGTCGCCGGTTCGGGGATGGTGGGGCCCTGCTCTACCGGCTCGACGACCAGGCCTTCGAAGCCGTTGCGGCTCAGCTCGCTGTCTACACGGAAGACACTACTGAGCTCGTCAATCACGGCCTCGGCAGTCGCCAGCACCTGTCCGGCCGGAGACACGATGCTGACCTGGTAAACGCCCGTGTATTCGTATGCCTCTCCGCCCAGATAGCGACAGGTGGTGCTGGCCGGGAGCAGGAACGCGCGCAGGTAGGTTTCTTCGGGACCTGGCTCGAAAGCGTGCTCGAAGTTCGCGACCCTTATGGGTCGGGCAGAAGCCCAGGCCATCAGCTTGATCTCTATGGCCTGACGGGCACGTGCATGGCTCATACCTTTCTGGCCTCGATGATCCTGTTCACAATGTTCTGGAAGTCAGCAATGGTGACCCTGACCATACCTGCTGGCGCCTGAGTGCTGTGGCCGTACTCCAGGGGAATGGCATACGGCAGGTTGTTGACGATGTAGGCGACCTCTCCCAGCGTTAGGTCGCCAGCTGCGGCAACGAGCTTGGTGATGGTGGCTCCGGCACTTTCGACCTCGTCAATCTCGCCTGAGGCCGGGGTGCCAGCGGTAAGCTGCCAGTTGCTGCGGAATCTACCGCCTACATAGCCATGGCCCACCCTGCGCACTCCTGCGCCGTAGCCGTAGTTTTCCAGTTGCTCGCGCTTCGTTAGCGGCTTGCGATACTTGATGCCACGCTTCAGATTTCCACTCTTGGTGAAGTTCGACGAGTCCGCAGCGATCACCGCATTGATGCTGACCGCCTTCGCGTTATAGGAAGCGACCTGGGCGCCGGCTTTGCCCTGCGATTCGATGTTCACCTTCCATAGATCAGGGTTCCCAACCGGCGACATCACAATCAGGTTGCGCCCGATAGCAATGACCACTTCACGAAATGTGAGCTCTACGGCCTCCGTGGCCGCCTCTGCGAATTGCTGCAGCTGGGCAGAGAAACTTCCATCCAGTCCGCCATAGCGGTCTTTCATATGCTGGCCGCGTGGCATTCTCACTTCCTCAACTGGATGGTCCAGGTGGCCTTGGCCGCGTCTTGCCCTACGTCCATGACTCGGTAGCCGCTGATGCGGTCACCGATGGCGGGGATGGCAGGGACTTCCGTGACCGCGTCGCCATCCTTCACGAACAGCTCGTTCTGCAGCGCCTTGAGGCGTACGTCTGACGCCAGGATGCGCGTACCGTCGATCTCCCGGACCTTGTACTGGCCGAAGACACCGCGACCGGCGTAGTGAAGCGTTGTCGCCGGCGTACTGCCGCCCTTCTCAGGGTCGTAGGTGCCAGGCACAGACCGGCTGCCATCGACCGCCGCCACTGCGTCGGCTAGATCCGTATCGAAGGCCTGGGCCAGCTCGGCCTGTAACTCGCGTCGAAGCCCCATGTCACCCCCTGACGATCTTGACCTGGCCGGTGCCCAGATACCGCGCCAGCAGGGCCAAGGCGAAGGACTCACCCGCGCTGATGGTCTTGGACGTTACAGAGTAGGTCTTGGAGCTCGACACACCGTCAGCATCCACGGACTTGCTCATCACGCCGGTCTCCTTGCTGCCGTAGATGTTCCCTGCCGCAGCCTCTCGTGCAATCTCGGCGCCAGCCTGGATAACGTCGTCCGGTACCGGGTCGAACCCAGGCAGGCCGAGATTGGTGAGCCAGGTGTTGGCCATCAGCACCGCCCGGGACTTCTGGTCGTCGGGCGCCCAGGTCGGCCCAAGCAGGGCGTCTACCTGCTCGACGGTGATGTAGATGGTCATTACGCGGCCTCGCCCAGCAGCTTCTTGAGGTCTTCCAGGCTGGCGTCAGGGCTGAATTGCACGCCCTTTTCGTTCAGGGCGGCCTGCAGCTTTGCCTTCAGCTCGGCTTCTTCGGCAGCCTTCTTGTCGGCAGCCGACTTGCCAGCCTTCGAGCCTTTGGCTTCCTTCAGCGGTTCCGGGTGCTCGTAGCCATCGGGCGCGAAACGCGCATCGATGATCTTGTAGCCCTTCTGCCGCAGCTCGGCCTTGCGCTCTGGGGTCACCGGGTGCTTTTCGTAAACCACTTTCTCGCTCATAGCGTTCTCCTGCGGAAAGCGCCCCGGAGGGCGCGGTACCGATTACTTGGTGGCGTCGCCGATGGTCAGCACGCCGGCCGAGGCCTTGATGCTGTTCGCAACCAGGTCCCAGTTGGTGCCGGTGGACAGCTCGGCGTTGGTCGGCGACTTGCCGCCGTTGGCGGTGTCCCAGGTGTAGCCCTTGAGGCCAAGGCCAAAGGTGTAGTCGGCCTGCATGGTGGTCTCGATACGCTCCTTGCCGTTGGAGGTCTCGATGTTGGTGATCAGGTCGGAACCATCCATCACCACCGCGGCGCCGTCAGCCAGGCTGAGCACCTTCTGCTTGTTCGGGGTGCCGGCCTCGTACAGCGCCGGGGCGTCGGTAATGATCACGGCCTTGCCGAGGATGTCGACCACCTGCACGCCGGAGAACTGGAACAGACGCTCGGCGTTGGCGAGGTTCTGGCCGACCAGCTTGTGATACATGGCGCCGGTCATGACCTGGGCCACCAGGCGCTGGGAGGCATCACCGAACAGGGCGTGAGCGTTGTTGATCGCGACGTAGGTCACGCCAGCAGTGGCCGAAACGTCGTTGGTGGCGCTCGGCTGGTTGCCGATGGCGCCAGCCAGGGCCGAGATGGCGGTGTTCAGCTGATCCGCCATGATGGCTTCAGACAGGTTGCGGCTGATCACCTCCAGCGCTTCTTCCGGGTTCTTCTGGATCCAGGAGAGTTGAGAAGGCTCCCACAGGATCGGGCCGAAGCCGCCGGCGATCTTCACCGAGTCGTACTGCTTCTGGGCCAGAGGGGTAGATGCCTGGGCACCGTTGGCTGCGTAACGATCCACGCGACGCTGGGCGCCGTGCAGGCCAGCCCAGAACGATTCCTGAAGGAAGTCGCCGTCGATGCCCTGGGTGGTCAGGCGGATGGCTCCGGCCGAGGATGCGTTGAACTTCTCGACGTCCTGAGCCAGGGTCTCAATGGTGGTGCGCTTGAGGTATTCGTTGAACACCTTCATGTTCGAAAGGGCCATTGGGCCTCCTTATTCGCTTGCGGTCAGGCCCTTGATCGCTTCCAGGCGCTCAGCCTTGGAGCCACCGAAGTTGCCCTTCGTGGGTTTTTGCTGACCACCGCCATTCGGTGCGCCGCCGCCGTTGGCGCCGGAACTCTTCAGGATGTGATCACGGTGGGGGTACTGCGAGACGAGGGTTTCGAGCGCTTCGTTGAAGTCGGCCAGCTCACCCGGGCGGGAGCGACTGAAGACCTTCTGGCCCTGGGCGTCGTAGGCGACGACCTTGCCTTCCTCGATCTTGAAGTTGCTGCCGAAGGCGGCCTGGACCATGTCAGCGGGAACAGCCATCTTCTCGGCGATGAACTGGGAGCGCGCGAAGCTGCCGCCGATCTTCTCGGCATACAGCTGCTGCTCGAAGGTCTGCGCCTTGCCGTTGGCTTCATCCAGCTGAGTTTGGAAGGCCTTGCTGATTTCGCCCTTCACCTTCTCGATCTCGCCGGCATCCACCAGCTTCTTGGCGTCGAGGTTGGCGACGATCTCCAGGGCTTTCTTGGCTGCCGCAGCATCTTCGATGCCTTCGAACGCCTTAGCAGTTTTCTCGAAGCTGTCCGCGCGCTCGCGGTGCGACTTCGCCTCGGCATTCAGCCGGGTGATGGTGTTGCGGGTGCCCACGGCATCGAAGGCGACCTCTTTGCCATCGTCCTCGACGTAGACCGGCTTGCCATCCTCGATCACGGCGTACTGCTTGCCATCCACTTCAACAGTCTTGAGTTTCATTTCGTCTCTCTGGGCCATCCGGCCAGTTGATGAGCCATCCGGCCCCAATTACGCCCCGTCCATCCGAACTGCAGGCATAAAAAAGCCCCGGCAAATGCCAGGGCTCGTGATCGCTTAAAGCGCGTTACTCGTCCACTTCCGGTCTGTCACAATCCGTGCAGAGCCATATCCCATTACGATTTACAGTGGCTGTTGCACCGTGATCGTTTTCACATTGGGGATCATCGTCATGCTCCTCATGCTCCTCATGCTCAATTTCGTTTTGGTCGACCATGGGTATCCTCCTGATAGTGGAAGACGAAGCTTATACACGCCTTTCCTCGCTGAACAGCCGGCGGCCTTCTTCAATCTAGTCTTGATCGCAATTCTTCAAGCCCAAGCAGGCGGCCCTTGTCGTTGTAGAACGCACTGAGCTTCAGCCCACCCTCACGCATCAGTCGGCCACGCTCTGGCCCGAGGATCTCGTCCTGGCGCGTTGCAGACTGCTTGCTGAGCCATTCGGCGTAGGTGGTTGACTCGGGCACCTGGCCATCCATGCTCGCCCGCGTTGCGCCGTCGCTGAAGCCCAGGGCCTTGGCGCTCTTGAGCACCGGAACCTTGGAGGAACGGCAGCAGAAGTGGATGCGACCAGGCCCGGCCAGCCACGGGATCGTGTGGCCGATGGGCTTGTATGTGCCCAGGGTGTAGGGCAGCCGGTCGCGGATCCGGCAGTCGCTCGATGTGTGGTTGTCCAGCGTACTGAGCCACTCAACGTGGCTGATGATGTCGCTGTTCGCCTCGTACGCTGCGTCACTGGCTGTTTCGGCCGTATGGGATACCGCAGACCGCACCACCGCCTCAACGTCGCGCCTGGACTTCTGAAGGGCCCCGTCGGCGTATTGCTGAACCCGACTGCCCATGATCGTACGGACGATCTCCGCAGTGGTGCGCCCCTCGACCATTCCCGAGCGCACGGCATCACGCACTTCGGCAGCGCGGCTGGACTCGATGCCAGCCATCCACTCCCTCAGCAGGCGCCCCTGGAATGGTCGGGCCTGGGCGATCGTCTTCACTGCGCTGAACGCCGGGGAGGCGACCGGGTATGCCTCCTGCACCAAGGCCGGGAGAACGGCCCGCAACGCGCTCTGCTGGAACGCGAGCTCATAGCTGATCAGCCCGTCGGTCACCTGGTCCATGGCCAGGCGGATCTCAATGAAGGTCTGCTGGTTGATCCGCAGCACCGCCAACAGCGCGATATCGACAGCCGCTGCCGACAAGTCGGTGCCAAGGTTGTCGATAGCCTCAATCAGCGCGGCGCGCAGGTCGGCGTCCTTGCTGTTGAGGATCTTGATGATCGTCACAACCTGGCTGTTGCTCAGCCTAGACAGGTCGACCTCATGCCCGATCAGCTCGTCCAGCAGCTTCTCATTGGCGGTCTTCATCACAGCGTACCGAGAGCCGGGCCCTGGGCCTCAATCTTCGCCAGTTCCTCTTCCCAGTCGTATTCGTCGCTGATCACACCGCGCCGCTGCATCTCGGTGAACAGCGTCTCCTTGCTGATCATCCCGGCATTGGCCATGGATACCAGCGTCGGCAGCGATACCTCAGGCATGTAGTCGACGTCGAAGTTGCCGCGCATCTCGACCGTGCCGCCCTCGCCCAGGCCACGGTAGTCGGCCATGAACTGGAGCAGCTGCGCCAGGCAGTCGGCGAAGTGGTGCGCCATGCGCGCCAGCGGGGACAGCTCCTGCGCCGCCTCCTCTTCCGCCTGGGTGGCAGTCTTGTTTGCCGTTTTGTCCGGCGTCAGCAGCTTGGCCCCAGCCATGCGCATCTCACCGATCAGGTCTTGCAACGCAGTTCTACCAGACTCAACGGCCTGGCCGGTGTGCTCGACGTACTTGAGGTCGCCACCCTTGGGCAGGTCGGTCAGCTGGCCGGTGCCAACCTTGAACTCTGGCGGGACGATCTTCCCTTGGTTGTCGTATTGGGTCTGGATGCCGATGCGCACCAGGATCGGAACGCGAATGACATGCAGGATGTTGTCCTGGTCGCTCTGGCTCTGCCAGTGCTTCACGTTCAGGTGCGCCAGCTCGATCAGCGGCGGCTTGGCCGTCATGAAGCCGGTGCGGCCGGTGTAGAAGGTAACCCAAGGGATCGCGGTCAGGCTGTTGGTGCCCTCTTCGTGCAGCTCCCAGGTACCGCCAGCTGCGGCCTGCTTGCCCCGCACGGCCTTGGCCGACCTGCGGTAGGTTCGCCAGGAGCCCGGTTCCAGCACGCGAATCTGCTCGACGCACTTGGCGCCGAACTCGCCGTCCTCCTCCTCGACCACCTCGATGTAGCGGACCATGGTCAGCACACCGCCCTTAGAGCGCCAGCCCAACACCTGTTCAGGCCTCACCAGCACAACATAGGGACGCACACCGGCGGCCTGTTCGTCGGCCTGGGTCTTCAGTTCGCCTGCGGGCGGGTGATCGACGAAGGCGTGGCACAGACCGTGGCTCAGCCCCTCGGTGAAGAAACCGACCGCCCAGGAGTTGAGGTCGTTGCCGGCGTGATCGATGTCCTTGGCCATCTCAACAATGGTCTCTGGCACATCGTCACCCACCTGAAGCGGCTCGGCGAACACCCGCGAGGTCATGTTGCCAACCGTCTCAGAATAAGCCGGCAGCAGCGTCGAGAGGCGCAGACGCTCCCGGTAGGATTCGTCGTCTTCGGCGGGATACTGCGGCAGCAGGACCTTCCCCGCCGCTCGCATCGCCATGGTTCCGCCCATGAGCGGCGAGATCACGGCCCAGTAGGCGCGCATCGCGTCGACAGCGGGCAGCGTGATGCTCGGGTTATCGCTCATGGTCACATTCTCAGGGATTGGCTTGTGGCCGTTGCCACGTTGATCGGGTATCGCTTTGCGATGAAGTAGCCGGCGGCGTCGTTCATGTGGTCATGACCCTTCTTCGGGTCCTTGTCGGGTTCGCCATGCTTGTCATAGGTCTGCCGCTCAAGGCACAGGGTTAGTTGCGGGCACTGGTCGATGTTGACCTTCAGCCGGCGCTCGCCGTAGGCGTTCATGAGCATGGCGTTGACCGAGTTCACCCGATCTTTTACGCCTGGGTTCTGGCTGTCCACGATCACCGTGAAGCCAGCTTTGCGAAGCAGGGACAGGTCGGACTCGCTGGCATTCTTGCTGCTGGTGTTCTGGCCGCTGGCATCGGGGTAGACCGCGATGCCGTGACCAGGGAAGCGCGCCTGGATCTTCTCGATCATCTCCGGCGTGTCGCGCACTGAGTGGAACTCATCCAGGGCCAGCGGCAGGCCATCGCGGACGACATAGACCACCGCGGCCATTTTCATGACGTTGAAGTCCATGCCGATGTGCAGGACCTCGCCCGGTTTGATTCGCTCGCTGGTGCGGCTCTCGCTGCGGCTGAAGGTGTAGTAGACGACGCCGGCATAGTTCTCGAAGCTGGCCTCGTACTCCTGGCGGAACGTCCGCGGGTCCATCTTGCGGCGCGCCGCGTCCAGCTCCTCGGCCGGGACGTTGCCGCCCTGCAACGAGGTGTATAGCCAGCTCTTGTGGTCCGGCTCGCCATCGGCCTGGCCGTCGCGGTAGGTGTCGAAACAGTGGTTGAAGCCCTTAGGGGTGCCGATGCGTAGCGCGTGACCACCCTTGAGCATTCCAACACCGGGTATGACGTACTCACACGTCGACAGCATTGGTCGCAGCACTTCCTCCCAGGCCGCCCACTTGCAATCCGCCCATTCATCCACCAGGACGAAGAACAAGCCGGAGCCGCGCAGATCGTCGTAATTCTCCAGGCCCACGCAGCGAATCAGGTGACCGCTCTTGAGTGTGATCAGCATGTCCGACTCGTTCGGCTTGCATTCCCGCCACTCTCGCGGGATGGCCTGCTTCAGTCGGCGCCAGAACACTCGGCGGGCCTGCTTCTGCGTCGGAGCCGCGTACCAGATCTCATCCTCGACGCTCACGCCCCACTCCGCAGCGAGCCGGGCAGCGCGGCGCATCTCAGCCTTGCCGAGGAAGGTCTTGCCGAATCGCCGGCCACACACCGCATCTCGGAAGCGCGCATTGCGCTGGAAGCCCCAGACGTAGATGTTCGCCTGTTTGGGCGTCAGCTTGACCGGCGCCTCATAGGTACGGGGTAGCGGGGACATTCTCGTCTGGCTCCAGCTTGTACTCAGCAACGGCGTGCTGCTGGTCCGCCTGGGAGCCCAGGGGCTTGTCGGGTTCGAGCTTGCGGTTGACGTACATGTCGCCGCACTCCTTGGCTGCCTGCTCGTACAACTGAGCTGTCAGCGCCAGATTGCGCATGTTCTCGGCCTTCTCAGCCATCCGCCCAAGACCGCGCAGACGGAACGCCCGGTTGGCGATTGGGATGTCTGCGGTCTCCTCACGAAAGCGCTTGCGGCACTCATGGAACAGGTCAGCCCACTTTTGGGCCAGGCCTCTGCCTGCATATTTGGTGGGGTCATGCGACTCGCACTGCTGGCGACTCACCTCGACCCCGAACTCCTTCTTGACAGCCTCCACCACCTGGCTGGGTGAATCGAAGCAGGCCAGAGCCTGAACAATGAAGGCTTTGACCTCGCTTCGTAGTGCTGCCATGGGTTTGTCATCCGTCAAAACCTGTCAAAAATCAGGCCGACTTGAGTAGGCAGGTTCCGCAGGCCCTCGAAATGTTGATCTTGGCCACCTCTGGCGGCCGGCTTGCAGCATCGATCAGCTGCTGAACTTCTTCACTGGCACCGTAGCGCCTCACCACACCGACGAACTCTTCGACGTCATGGCCGCGCAGGAAGAGCTTGGGCAGCCCGTCCTGAGTGAACTTGGGTGCTCCGTACTCATCGGTCGCCTGCGCAATGTGATAAAGCTCATGCTCAATCAAGGCGCAGAACTCAGCGTCGGTGCACTGTGCGCAGTAGTCGGCGGCCAGGGTGATGAGGTAGTCCGGCTCCTCGCCGAACCACTCCCGCATCTGCTGCTCTTGACGGGCTTTCTGCCATCCGCCAGCGCGGAACATCAGCTGCTCCGCCTGGCCAAGCACCACGCGCCCCTGCTTGGCGAACCCAGTCGATGCCCACAGCACACCAATGTTGGCGTCAATCAGGTGGGCGTGGTCTGGGTTATGGATGCTGCCGGTCTCGGCCAGGATCTCGCGCTGTACCCAATCCCACACTCCGGTGGCAGGGCAGAGTGTGAGCCACAGAGATTGGAGCAAGTCAGCTGGAGGCATCGGCCTACTCATCGGTCACCTACAGCTTGAAATGGTGGCGCGTTGACTGTATTGGTGAGATCAACTATCCCGCAAGGCAAATCATGCGAATACATTTCAGACGCCTCAGCGACGTCTCCATCGGGGACATCATCGCGCTCAACAACAACCCTGATGTCTTACGTCAAATGCCCTTGGGGCGTCCAGACTTTGACGAAAGCAAGTGCAAGGCATGGGTCGCTCAAAAAGAGGCCCAATGGGACCTTAATGGATACGGTCCCTGGGCATTTTTCGTGGAAGATAAATTCGCCGGCTGGGGTGGCCTGCAACATGAAAACGGTGACGCTGATCTTGCTTTAGTGCTTCACCCAGATTACTGGGGGCTTGGAAGAATGATATTCGATGAGATAGTGCGGCGCGCTTTCCAAGAGCTGGGCTTGGAGTCAATTACCATATTGCTCCCACCTACCAGAACTCGAATCAAAGGTGTGCTTCGCCTAGGGTTTCGCCCTGACGGAGAAGTTGAAATCGACGGCACCTACTTCACACGCTATCGACTCCAGGCAAGCGCTAGCGCAAAAATCTCGTAATCTTCACCTAGCGACCATTCTATGTGTCTCACCGTGCGCGTGCCCATGCAGCAGGCCAACCAGTAGCCCCTGCGGAAGACCGGCTTCCTTGGCGGCATCAATCGCTTTAACCAGGGCTGCATCGAACTCAGCCACCGCATTGACGATATCCAGGCTTACTGGCAGCTCATGGCGAATCCGCGTGACGTTGCTCATGCCTACTCCCGCGCCACGAAACGGCGCGCCTCTGTTTTGTGGCGCGCTTACCGGCGCCGCGATTGATCGAACAACCTGGCCACGTTGCCCTTCGAGCGCAGCGCCAGGATGAACATGATCCCGAAGATCAGCGTGCTGGGCACCGAGGTGGCCGGCCACTGACCGTACAGCAGGATCGCGCCGACGATGCTCAGCCACTCCTGGCCGAACAGGGAGGCCAGGCAGAAGGCGCACAGGCTGGGCAAGAACTTGTAGCTGGACCCGCCCCGCCGGTACATGAACGCGATGACGAAGCAGATACCGCCGCAGAACCCGGCATGGGCCAGGGTGATGGTTTGGTCTAGGGTCATTGGCCCCCTCGCTTGGGGAACAGGCTGCCAATCGCTGCTGGCAGCTCGGTTACCCACTTCGGCAGTTTGCCGGTGTTGAACGACTCCAGAACGCTGATGCTCACCAGGACCGTGGCCAGCCCGCAGGCGAAGGCGGCGATGCCGCTGGTCTTCGTCCAGGCCTGGGCCAGGATCTCGGCAGAGCCGTAGTACCCGCCGATCCATCCGACGAGCAAGTACCCGAGGCGTTGCCACAGGTTGATGTCCTTCGCCCAGAGGATGAAGAGCAGTGCGCCACCAAAGGCGCAGACAACAGCGTTGAGGTCGATCGTGGGGAGGCAGCTTGCGAGGGCAATGCCGCCCAACCCTACAACCGTGCAAGCTGCTGGGGTAGCGGCATCGGCCATGTTCAGTCCCTTAGTGTTTGTAGCGGAATGGCGCCGGGCCGCGGATGTCGAGGCCGGTGGCGAGCACCCATAGCGCGAAAAGGAGGATGCCAGCGCTCAGTGCGGCAGCCAGGAATGTAGCCCGCCGCTCTTGGGCCGAGCCGTCGGGCCTTTTGAGGCCCTGAATGATGAATACGCAGCCAAGGAAGACATTGGCGCTGATGTCGCGGTGAAGGGCGTAGCTGGCCAGGGCCAAGGCGAATGCCAGGAGGCTCCATGCAGTTGATGGCTTCATACGCTCCCCTGCGGGCAATAAAAAGCCCGGCACAATGGCCGGGCTTACCGAGGCCGGAGGCCTCAAATGGAGCGGGGAACTGCACCAGCAGCGATGCAGCTACACCAGATGGCGGATACCACGATTGCAACAGGCTTGAAAAACAGCGTGGTGAAGCTTGGGATCTCGGTCATCTTACTACCCTCATCCGCGAGCGAAATAACTGTCGCGGTCAGCATTTCTGGTGTTGTATAAAGCACGGTCACGAAGACCGCCAAAACAAACAGCAATGCCATCTGGGTAGCTGTGAGAGCTGCCGGAATCGAACCGTTCGCCCCCCGAAGCCATTCGTCACTCCTCAACACGCGCAGGAATGACAGGATGTAGCAAATTTACGACATGGCGACATGATATTGCAAGCCCTTTTGAGGCACTTTTCACGCGGCCTCGCCGAAGAGCACTCCAATCGCTTCGAGCATGTGCTGAGCCTCGACCAGCGCCTCGTTCACCATCGCCTCCAGAGCGCCCTTGATGGCCCGGTTCCAGCGCTGGTAAGTGCGCTCGGTCAGGCCTTGAGAATCCCAGTTGGTCATGTCGTAGTTCGACTCAGCCAGGACGATCATCTCCCCCGGCTTCACCTCGGCCACGGCACGGGCGTGCTTGTTGGCGCGCTCAGCAGCGGCAGCAGCAGCCTTGTTGCGCCAGTCCCACTGCCCCTCCCGTTCGTTCTCGCGCGGTTCAGGCGCCTTGAACTGGGGCACCTTGCGCTGAATCCCCTTCGTTTGCTGCGGAACCGCCCAGACAAGCACTGCTTGCTGCGTGAAGCGCTTCGGCGCGGGGGTTGTCACGATTGCAACCAGGCGGCCAATCGAATCGACCTTGCGCCCCTTGTGCGTGCTGTACTTCGCCACCAGAGCGTTCCAGTGCCGCGGGGAAAGCTGGGCATGGAGCAGCCGGTGAACGATCGAGTCAGCAAGCAAAGCTGCATCCTTCCCGGAGATCTCCCCCTTCAGCTTGCCCGCCTGCACCCGCGGTTCGACACTGCACCCGCCAGCGCTATTGATCGTCTCTGCCGCCAGAGCCCGAACCACCGCCGATACCACGTTTTGATAGATCATCGCCCTTGCTCCTTCTTCCGACGATTCGCGATGAGCTGGCCGCGCGTGACGCACCAGGTGGAGCTGATGAACATGGCCAGCAGGAGCAGGCCGACGATTTGTTCGGTGGTCCAGGTCATGCTGCTGCCTCCATTGGCTTGATGCGGATGCGCACGGCGCCGCCCTTGATCGTTTCCTTGCTCACCCTGATCTGGGTGGCGAACACGTTGTCGTCGATGCCCAGGGCGTCCGCCAGGCCGTCACGACCCGCCTTGAACATCGCCAGCAGGTTGTCGTCGTCGCGCCGGCGGCGATCTGGCGGCACGAACTCGAGCATGAGCAGTGCGTCGCCCTCTGGTGCCTGGATACCCGCTTGCCTGGCCAGGAGAAAGCAGGCGTAGCGATAGGTCTTCGCCGCCTTGCTCTTCCTGGTCCAGTGCACCCTGGCGTTCGGGCTGCATGCGGCCGGCGGCCAGGGTAGTGCGAGTTCGGTCATGCGGCCCCCTTCACGGTCAGAATCCCAGCCCGGATCAGGGCCTCATGAGTCTCAGCGATTGCCCGGGGCATGTCGGACCAATCCACTTCACCCTGACCGCGACCGTCGAGCACGTCATGACAGGCGCTGCAGGCGTATACCGCCACGGTATCGAAGCCCTTCATGCCCATTCCCTTCTGGCCGCATGGCAGGTGGGCCAGCACGGTGGTCTCCGGGTTGAAGTTGCAGGCGCCAGGGATGCGCACGGTGCAATCCTGGCCGCGGGCGCTATCGCGCACCTTCTTGGATACGACGCGCATCAGTACTGCCCTCCCCACCGATCAGGCTCAGTCCATCGCACGCCGTGCTCGGCGCCGAAGGCGTGCATCACTTCGAACAGGTCGCTGAACCACTCCTGCGACTGCTTGCGGGTCGAGACGCCCAGGACGACGAAGCCGCCGTCGATGCCCGGTACCGCGTCCTGCTTCTGCACCGCCGCGCTGAAAATGTGCTTCCAGTCCTCGTCGGTGAGCTTGCGGCCGTACCACTCCACCTGCTGAGAAACGTCCCGAAGCATTGCCCACATCTTCCGGTTGCAGACGTCAGGCCGTTTCTCGTCCTTGATGACCACCACCTTGGGCCTGGTCAGGTCGATAGCGTGCAGTGCGCCGTACAGCCGGTTGAGGTCCTGACTGCTGCGGATAGCGAACTCAGGCATTGGCCACCTCCTGCAGCTGCTTCTCCGCGGCTCGCACCCGGGCAGTGAGCTGGCTGATCTCGTCCAGCAGGCCCAGCGCGACCTCCTCCACCGTCGTCTCGCCGAGGAACTCATCCAGGGCATTCGTGTGACGCTCAAGGGCATCACTGCCGGCGCGCCAGGAGGCGACTACCGACCACAGCAGGGGCTGGAGCTTTTGCTTGTCGATAGTCATGCGCGGCCTCCTTGCAAGCGAATGGTTAACTCAGCCATGCAGACCCCTTGATCAACACTTTTCGGATTTATAAAATCTTGGGCACCGGCCTCAAGCACGCATGAACCTTGCGGAGATGTGTCAGTGCGGGCGAGAGGCCGACCACTTTTTTGCTTCGATCTGCTGGTCATCACACGCCCTCCTTGCCGCGATGCGATTCCCACTCGAACGGCACCACAATCATCCCGCCCTCGCGCAGGCGGTCGACGCAGCGCTCGCCCATGGCCACAGGCAACTGCTCGGGGCCCAGGTTGGAAATGACCACCGTAGGCTTCACCTGCTCGTAGCGGCCATTGATGATCGCGAACAGGGTCGTCAGCTCGAAGTCGCTGGGCTGCTCCTTGCTCACGCCTACCTCGTCCAGCACCAGCAGCGATGGCTCGATCAGGCTGGCCAGAATGCTGGCCTCGGTCGCCTCGCTGGACCGGTCGTAGGTGGCGCGAATCGACTGCAGGATCGAGCCGACAGTGCGGTACACCGCCGAGTGCGAAGTGCTACGCATCAGGTCGTTGGCCATGCCGGCGCCCAAATGGGTCTTGCCGGTGCCTGGCTTGCCCAGCAGCACCATGCAGCGGCCGCTCTCGGCGATCTGGTCGAAGGTCTTCACGTAGTGGCGGCAGAAGCGCAGCGCCTCAGCCTGGCCCTTGTGCTCGGCCTTGTAGTTCGCCAGCGAGCGATCAGCGAAGCGTTTCGGGATCAGCGAGTCACCCAGCTTGCGGGATATCGCCAGACGCACGTTCAGGGCCTGCTCGGCCTCGGCGCGGGCCTCGCGCTCCTCCTTGGCGATTCGGGCGCACTCCGGGCACTGGCTGCGCAGAGCCTTGCCCATCAGCATGGTGACCTTCTGCTCGAAGGCGCCGTGCTTCTCGCACTCGGCAGGCTGGGTACGGTCGCAGAGGGATGCCTGGTTGATCGGGGTGACTTTTTCAGAGCGCATAGCTGCCGTCCTCCCGCTGCTTCAGGCCAGTGGTGTAATCGCGGTCAGCGAAGCCGTGGTGACGGCTGGTCGGCAGGTGGTGAACATTTCCAGCAGCCGGCATTTCGTCTTCCCAGCGCTTGCCGTTCAGCCAAGTGGCCGGGTGCGGGATGAATTGGCCGCCGTCCTTGGTCCAGTCCGGCGAAGCCGCCCAGGCAGCCAGCGCGCCAGCCATACGTTCGAACAGGTCGGCGTCGACTTTCAGCTTCGACCAAGCCTTCTCAGCATTGGCCTTGCCCACCTTCCGCGGATAGAGCTTCCAGAACCTAACAAACAGGTCGCCGTCATCGCCCGATGACGAAGTCTTTTGATCTTGTTCTTTATCTTCTCTTCTCTTCTCTTCTCTGGTCCGCAATTTGTCCGCATCGTCTGCGGACAAATTGCGGACAGAATCAGCCTTTCGAGAAACCCGCTTGCGCTCGCTATCGTTTGCTCGACGCTTCGCGCTGGCCCCGTTGTGCTCGTCAAAGCGAGGCATGACGAGGCTTCCCTCCTCATCGATATTTGCCCATTCGACATCAACCATGGCCTGGGTGAAGCCCGGCCAGCCGATCACGGCATCCATGGCATCGGTGGTGTACCCATGCAGCACTCCATCAGCTGAATGGGTGTCAAAGATGCTCCAAGCGACATGCAGTCCGCCGATCACCCGCAATCTGTCCGCACGCAATGCGGACACCATGCGGAAAACTTTCGGATGCGTCTGAAGATCTACGCGCATTTTGATCCAGTCTCCGGCCATTACTTGGCTCCCACGCCGACCAGGTCGACGAGTTCTTCGAAACGATCGATGTACCAGTGCGGCTGCGTTTCTCTCGGGCACTGAGGGCTGGTGATGTTCTTGCCGTAGCGCAGGCCCTTATCAGTCACGGACCAGAAGCACACAGGTTCGCGCTTGCTGTTCTGCCGGGTTCGAGCCTGGAGGAAGCCAAGCCCGGCCAGGGCACGGTTGAAGGCAGGGGCCGACGTGTTCACTCCGTGGCGCTTGAGCAGAGCTGTCACAGCCATGGTTGGCATTGAGCTCCCGCCGGTCGCATCTGGTGGGGAATCGATGGCATAGCTTGGTAGGAATTGCGGATCGAGCCCGTTGTTCTCGGCGATCTTGGCGAGCATTGCCAACTGGCTGGATGGAGCTGGCTTCAGCAATCGAGTGAAGCACTCCATGATGGCGATCTCGCCGATGACTTTCGTGCCAGTGGCTCCGGTAGCAGCCCTGGCCAGATCGCGCTCTTCCAATTCGCGCCAGCGACGGATCACCTTCATTCGCAGCGGCGCGCTGTAGCCTGCAAGCAGGCAATCGGTATGCTCGCGGTCCAAGAGGTACTGGGTTTGCCGGCGATTGCGGCCGTCCAGGTAAATGTCCTCAAATTTGAGGACATCGGCCCCAAGGTCACTGAGCATCGCGAGGATGTCGCGCCTAACGTTGTCATGCCTCTTGCCGGTCAGGCTCGCAAGCTCTCTCGAAGACATCGTGCGCGCCACGAAATCACCGCCAGCATTTTGTGGCGCGGGCCTGGACAGGGCCTGTACATCGTGTTGGTGGGTGTGCATAATCGTCTCCAGTCATATGCAGTTGAAGAAGCCGGGCCGCAATCCCGGCTTTTTTGTGCCCGCAATTCGGGCTTATCAGGCCCTGGTCAGGGCCGTCGATGGAACGGCGTCACTGAACCCCGTGGATTTCGGGGTTTTGTTCGGATGGCCAGTTCTCGACGGATCAGCTCGGCCGCCAACGCACCAGGGGTAATACCCCGTCGTTCCGCCTCTCGCTCGAGCTGCTCCATCAATCCCTGGTCCAGGCCGACCTGTTCAGTAGGCATGGGCCCTCCTCCGGGCCTTCAGGCCACTTCTTGTTCAGCGGTAGTCTCCGAAGACAGGGCAGCCAGCTGCGCCTCCAGCAGCTCACGGCACAGCACAGCGCGCTGCGTGCGGTGAAACGTCGCCAGCGCCTGGATCAAGTTGAAGGTGTCCTCGTCGACCCGGACCTTAATCTCACGGTCATGCAGGTGCTTGGGGTTGGCGTACATGCGGGGATTGCTCCTTGCTGTTGAAGGTGGTTACGCGGCGCCTTTCAGCGCTTTTCTGGCGAATGGGATGAGGTCCGGGCGCAGGCCGGCGATGGTGATCTCGCCGTCCGAGGCGTCCTGCAGTCGTTCGGCGAGTTCGGTAGAGGCCTTCCGGTGACCACCTGCGAGCTGCCAGAGGTGGCCAACAGTGGTCTTCGCGTCGGCTGCGACCTGCTGCCGGCGTTCATTCGTGGCCCTGCCCAACCAATCACGGAGGTGATCATTCATGAGGGTTCTCCTTACACATAGAGCGAAATTTAGCTCATGGCTAATTTCAGAGCAAGGATAATTTAGCTTTGCGCACATTTAGCAGCCAGCTAAACACTGGCATTCTTCGCGTCATGGATATCTACGAGATTCGCAAGCACAACCTGGTCAAGCTGATTGGCCGGCAAAGAAAGGGAGCCTGCGCCGAGCGCTGGGGGATGGCGCCTGCGCACCTGAGCCAAATCCTTTCGGACAAGACCGCGAAGAACCTGGGCGACGATGTGGCCCGGCGGATCGAGGGCATCGAAGGCCTGCCCCGCGGATGGTTCGACTCGATCCCTTCGGATGAAGAGCCGCGCGCGACAGCGCCGGGCTTAGATGCCGGCGGAAAATCGGCATCCGACCTGGTCAAGCAGATGCTGGCGAAGAGCGGCAAGGGGATTCCGGAGGAGACACGGCAGCGCTTGCTGGCGGCAGCCGAGGAGCCAGCGGCCACAAACGTGATCACCGCCGACTTCTCCCGCCCTGGCCTAGTGGGTGATGAGGTCTGGATCGCGCACTACGACATCCGCGCGGCAATGGGCGGCGGCCAGGCGGTGCAGGACTACCCGGAAATGCTCCGGGACGTGCGCGTCAGCCCGCGGCACCTGCGCGAGCTCGGCGTGGAGTTCACCGAGCACTTCCACCTAAAGCTGGTAACCGGCTGGGGCCAGTCGATGGAACCCACGATCAAGCACCGGGACCCACTGATCGTCGATGTCAGTATCCGCGAGTTTGTCGGCGACGGGATCTACCTGTTCTCCTGGGGCGACCACATCTACATCAAGCGGCTGCAGATCGCCGACGAGGATCACTTTGAGATGATCTCGGACAACAGCAAGCACAAGGATCGGATGATTCGGCGGGAAGAAACTTACATCCAGGCCCGCGTGCTGCTGGTCTGGAACGCGCACCTGGTGTAGCCATGTCTCTGACAAAGCCCAACCAAGAACTCCGCCGCGACCTCCAAGGCCTGGCCAGCGACCTGAAGTGGTCAGCCGTCGAGCTGATGCGGATTGCAGTTCGCCTGAGCGAGGCCGGAAACGAGGCAGACGCCCAGGCAGTGATCAGGATCTGCCAGGTGATGCAGGCTGGAGAGGATCGGTTGGCGGGTTATGGGGATGAGGTGAAGGCTGGTCGGATTGAGAGGTGCGGAAAGTAATTTCCCCGAGGGTTGTAAGCAGATTGGCGAAGATGGGTAGTAAAGCCCGCAAATGGAAAACAACGAAAAGGGATAGAGATGTCTGAGTTTGTGCTGCTGGTTGAGCATTCCGTAAAATACACGAACAAACAGCCGCTGGCGGTCCAGGACGTAATAGACTCTCTATCCGCTCTGGAAAAGGTTTCTGTTCACTTCCTTCCGGAAGCTCTGTCGCAGCTAACTGGTGCTGGCGTGATGTCAGCGGAGCTGCTGATTGAGGGATTTCAGCATGGCTCATTCATTGAAGACACGCTTGTCAAGCTAATCTTCAAGAACAAGGAAGAGATGGACAAGTTTCTGGACAAGGTTCGAGAGGGGGGAAGGAATGTTTACAGAAATCTTCCAGGAAATGGGAGCCCTGTCTTGAAAGGGGCCGTGGCGGTGACTTGCGTGATCGGTGCTTTGGTAACCGCAGGCGCTGGCTGGGCGATAATCAATAAATCTCCTCCGGCACCCTCCCCAGTCTCCCTCAGTATAACTGATAGCAGCTTTGTGATTATTGGAGCTGAATCCTATGCTATCTCTCCCGAAAAATTTGCTGATGTCATCGAAAAAGTTGGCTCAACGGACAAGAAAAAGCTAGCTCAGGCAGCAGTGAAAATTATCGCGCCTGCAAAGAAAGAGGATGGCGCCACAGTTGTAATGAGCCAGGACGACAAACTGGCCATTCCAATTGAAACCGTCAAAAATACGCCTGATGCAGTTGAATTTGAGCCCTTCGAAATTGACGAGCCTCACCCCGACGCCGATGTGGAAATCAGAGCTACCGATCTTGACTCTTTAAACAGGGGGTGGGCTGCGATTATTCGTGGACTGGTAGATCGCCGGGTTAAGCTTGTTCTGGATGAGGGTGTTGACCCTCAAAGCTTGGCGGGGAAATTTAAGGTTCGCGCCGATGTAATAGTTAAATTCAGGATGTCGGCAAAAACCAAAAAAATGGAACCAGTATCCATCACGGTTCAGAGAATTATTGAAGACTGATCACCGAGTTAGATTGCTGATAGCCCGCCATTGAGCGGGCTTTTTCATGCCTTCACGCTTTTTTCACGCCCTACCCTGCATAGTGAAGGCACATTCGAATTCCCTTTAGCCCGCATAGCAGTGCGGGCTTTTCTTTGCCTGTCAGAAAGGTGCCTCGTCGATATCGCTCTCTTCGAGGTCGACCACACTGTCGGCTTCCGCCCTCTCCCACTGCAGGATCACCGATCCGTCATCACAGAAGGTCATATCCAAGCCTTCGGTCTCGGCCAGCAGCTCCATGATTGCCTCCCAATCCTGATCACTGTCCGTGTCCAGGCGATGGATCAGTACCCTCCTCCCCAGCTGCGCCAGCGGCGAGTTGATCATCGCCGATACCCGCAAACCCAGGCGCTCCAGGCCGGTCAGTTCGGGGCGCGCGGCCATTGAGGTGTCTTCGAGTACTGCTGCCATTTCCTACCTCCGCTACTGTATATCCGTACAGGTGTATCGGAATCATAGCTCAGTGCTAAACGAAGCGTAAAGACGTAGCCGCTGGCAAAACGGTTCAGCCGGGTGTTTGTCGCCCGGCGAAATTAATTTAGCTCTGAGCTATTGACGATATTTTAGCTTATGGCTAAATTTCACCCCAAGCAGTCACCAACCAGGGACTGGCCAGGCCCTCACAGGCCGCCGCTCTTTAACAGCCAGCGCAACAACCAACAGACCGTATTGCCTCTACTGGCGACCGGCGCCAGACAGCCCCGAAAGGCTGCCCACGACAGGGAGAACCCTGTACGGCTGACGAAGGCGAAATGCCTGAACCGAGAGAACGACCCGGGCATGCAATGCGCCCCGCGAATCCCAGCGGCAGAAGGGAGAGACACCGAACTGAATTAGCGCCCCGAGCTTCGGCTGCGGGCGCCGGACCTCATGCACCCTGCCCCACTCAGTCAGGGCATTCAGAGCTGTAGCGTGCATGTTGTAAGGGCCTGCGATCCATGGCGAACAGATGCTGATTGCCGCCATGAGGAGGAAGCTCGACGCCCACACCGACGACGATCGGCCAGCCCTGCAATCAGTAGCGGGTAACTGGCCAACACTGCTGACGCAACAAGGCGCGACCGACGCCAGTAGCGGGTCGCGGTGCAGTACCAAGCCAGCTTGAGGTGATAGCTGGGCAACGGTGGGCCCCTGCGGGGCGCTACCCACCAAAACCGTAGGCAATATCGGGAAGCGGGTTAAGGCGTAGCCCCGCAAGCAACACAGAACGATTCACTGAAGCACCTGGGCGACCGGGTGCTTTGGGAATCCACTGGAGGAACATGAAATGAGCTACATCGAGGTAACACAAGCTCACTTTTTCCAGGCCATCGGTCCTGAAAACGTCGGGCCTACAGCATGGGCTGACCATTCGGAATGGAAAAACCTGAGCAGTTATTCGGTAGTTGGCCGCTCAGAGCCTGGCTACAAGAACAGCCACGCTACGCCGCACCGGTTCTGGCTTGAAGAATCCTTCGCAAGACGCAAGCCGTATCGCGCCCCAGAGAAAGCCCAAGGCGATCTGTTCGCAGCATGACGATTTCACTGGCTGGCCTTGGCGACAGGGCCAGCCTCATCACCAGCGCAGAGCGTCCTGCCCCATAAACGGTTCAGGGGGAGACAGACAGGGCGTTCTGCGGTGTTGATGAATGCGCAGGCTTAGCGCACCGCGAGGCCGAAAGGCGGCAGCCACAGGCTGTGCGGCAAAGCCGGGTAAGCGCCGGCCTTCAGCACCACCACCCACTTCCCTTCACATACGACCGCATTGGCAGGCGCCAGGCCACCCTTCACGGTGGGTTTGGTCACCCGCGCCTGGCTCCTGGCCAATGCGGTTGCCACGCGAGCAAACGAACATGAGCGAACTCGGATATTGCGAGGGCGATACCTGCGGCCGTGACGGCTGCGCAGGCGTCATCGAATCGCGCAAGGTGGTGAATTGCAGTTGCCACATATCACCACCTTGCGGCGCTTGCACCGCACCGCGCGGCTACTGCGAGGCGTGCGGCTGGGAGGAGTCGGAAGACCCATTGCCCGAGCCAGAGCCAATCAGCCAGAAGGAAAAGGACTTCTGGAAGGAACAGGCCGAAGAGTGGGAGCGCGCCAGAAATGCCCCGTTGGACAACACAAAGGTCAGCTGGCGATTCGTGCCACACACCAACGCCTCAATGATCAAGGAAGGCGTCTACCCGGAACACTTGACCCGCGCAGAGGTTGAACGCGAGGTTCGCGGAACGTTCGGCGGCCGCTTCGAGCAATTCGGCAATGGCCGCTTCAAGTACATCGCATACACCGACTGACCCACCACCTGGAGGCGACCATGGCCTACCCGTACCTAGGCGATCACAGGCTGGAACCGGACGACGACTCGTTCGAATGCCCCTGGTGCGGGGCTCAGCCATGCAACCAATTCGCCCTGATGCAACACCTGAAGCGCTGCCCGGTGAAGGCTGCGCAAGATGATTCGGAGGCAGCATGAACAAGAAAACCAGGAAAGACGTTGTCGACTTCATCGAATCGCGCTTCGAATGGGCGCGGGAGCGGTTCACGGATGTGCTTCGTGCCGAGCTCGACACTGCAATCGACCTTGCCGGCCTCGTTGGGGCGATCGACTTGAAGGAGCAGCGCTACTTCAAGGAGCGGCTGAACCGCTTCGTCATGGATGATCACCAGCAATGGCAGATCGCAAACGGGAGAGTCGCATGAGTACCGCACCGGTCAAATCCCTAATCGACGAACAGCTCGAGCAGATCGAGCGCAGCCTGGCGATCATCGGCGTGGGTCTGCCGCGCGAGTTACCGGTGCAGAAGCTGCCGCCAGAGGTAGTCGCGGCGCTCAAGGCCGGCCAGATCGCCGTGAGGCCTCGGCCATGACCCGCTACCAGCGCGCCCGGCGCCTGGTCATCTGGCGCGGCTCCTTCTCGATGCTCTTCGCCTGCACCTTCTTCATGCTCGCCAGCGCACTGGCCGGCAGCATCACTTCATGAACAACGCACCCGAGCCCGGCGGGCCCCACGGGGATAACCGTACCCATCTGGGAGCGTAAGCCGGCTAGAGCGCGCAACTATCACCGGCAGCCAGGGCGCCCAGCAGACACCCGCGGGCGTGACCTGGCATTTCCCCTATTCCAACTGACGGCGCCGGCTTGGCGCGAGGTGTACCAATGTCCGCAGAACAGAAACTGATCGCTATCGACGAGATCAGCGAGGCGAACGCCCCGGCCATCTACGTGGCCGGCGGCCTGCAGCAATTCATTGACCTGGTGAAGGGCGAGGTCGAGGGTGAGGTTCCAGACCTGATGACCCGCAAGGGCCGCGAGCGTATCGCCAGCCTGGCCGCCAAGGTCAGCAAGTCGAAGACCGCGGTCGAAAAGCCCGGTCGCGACTACCTGCGCCGGCTCAAGGAAATGCCCAAGGTGGTCGAGGCCGAGCTGCGCGACTTCGTGACCAAGATGGACACCCTGCGGGATGAAACGCGCCGTCCGCTCACCGAGTGGGAAGCCGCCGAGGATGCGCGCATCGACCGCCACAACGACGCCATCAACCACATGAAGGACCTGGCCACCGAGCTGGGCGCCTTGGACGCCGAACAGCTTCAGGCACGCATCAACGAGCTCTCCGGTTTCCAGTTGGGCGAAGCGTGGGAGGAATTCGAGGCTGAGGCAGCTCGGACCAAAGAGGCTTCGCTGAATGCAGTGCAGGCAGCCCTGCTCGCCCGCCAGAAGTACGACGCCGAACAGGCCGAACTGGCGCGCCTGCGCCGAGCAGAAGAAGAACGCGCCGAGCAAGACCGAATCCGTGCAGCGCAGGAAGCTGCTGTCGAGGCCGAACGTCAGCGCGTGGCCCAGGAGCAGCAGGCCGAGCGTGAAGCCGCCGCCCGCCGCGAGCAGGAACTGATCGACCAGGCTGCCGCCCAAGAGCGCGAAGCCGAGAACCAGCGCCTCCAGCTCAAGTTGCAGGCCGAGCAAGCAGAGCGCGCCCGTGTGCAGGCCGAGGCCGACCGCGTCGCCACCGAACAGCGGATGGAGCAGGAGCGCCAGGCAGCAGCCCGCCGGCAGGAAGAAGCTGCCGAGCAGGCGCGCCAGGAAGAACGGCGCCGCGCCGATGCGGCAGCCGCAGAGATCGTACGCCAGCAGGTAGCTCGGGAGCGCGACGAGGCACACCGCCGCACTATCAACCGCGCCGCGCTGGACGCATTCATTGCCGGCGGCATGCCCGAGGCCTGCGCTAAGCAAGCGGTCACCCTGATCGCCCAGCGCAAGATCCCGAACATCGCCATTACCTACTGAGGTGCGACATGACCGCCACAGCTATCGCCGAGCGCCGCGAGTCTCGCCAAATCGCGGCGGCTGCGGCCACCCCTGAAGCCACCGCAATGCTGACCATGGTGCAGCGGGCTGCGACCGATCCATCGTTCGACGCCGAGAAGATGCAGACCATGATGGCGATGTATGAGCGGTACACCGATCGCTCTGCCGCGGCCGCATTCAATGCTGCAATGGTGCGCGCCCAGTCCGATATCGGGCCGGTGTTCCGCGACAAGTACAACAGCCAGACCAACAGTTCCTACGCGGCCCTGGAGTCGATCGACAAGAAGATCGCGCCAACCTACACCCTGCACGGCTTTTCGCTATCGTTCGGCACCGACGACAGCCCTCTGGCCGGGCACATCCGCACCGTCTGCGACTGCATGCATGAGGCCGGTCACACCAAGCGCTACCACGTAGACCTGCCAATCGACTCCACCGGCATCAAGGGCAGCGTCAACAAGACCGGCGTGCACGCCAACGGCTCCACCTACAGCTACGCCCGGCGCTACCTGACGATGATGATCTTCAACGTCGTGCTGACGAACGAAGACAACGACGGGAACGGCGGCGGTGAGCAACCCCAAAGCATCGGGGAGCTTATGAATGAGTGGATACCTAAGGCCTATGCCGCTGACTCCAAAGACTCGCTCACGGCGGTCTGGCAGGCAGGCGTCAAGTTCGCCCAAGACCTGAAGGCCACTGACAAGAAAACGGCCGACGAGCTCTACGAGGCCTTGAAGGTAGCGGTTAGCGCTCGCGGCTCGCAGCTCAGCGCAGCCCCACAATCAGGAGCAAGCCAATGATCATCGTCAATTGCACTCAGGGCTCACCCGAGTGGCTGCAGGCCCGCGCTGGCGTGATCACCGCCAGCATGTTCAGCACCGCCCGCTCAAAGGTGAACGGGCTCACCGCCCAGCAGCGCACCTACGTCGACGCAATATTGGACGGCCGCAGCGAGGCCAAGGCGCGCGAACTGGCCGGCTACAAGGCCGCACCAAAGGCCGAGGTTGTGCAGCGAGCCCTGGATGGCGAGAAAGTCGGCGAGCCGTCCAATGCCGCCCTCACCTACGCCTTCGAGCTGGCAGTCGAGCGCATCGGCGGCGCCCCGCTCGATGGCGGGTTCGAGACCTGGCAGATGCGCCGCGGCCACGAACTGGAGCCGGAAGCCCGGATGGAGCATGAGATCCAGACCGGACTACTGGTTACGCAGGTCGGTCTGGTCAAAACAGACGACGGCGTGTTCGGCGCAAGCGCGGACGGGTTCATCGGTGAAGAAGGAGGCAGCGAGTACAAGTGCTTCCTGGCGCCGGACAAGCTCCGCGCCTTCCACATCGACAATGACGCCAGTGATGTCATCGACCAGGTGCAAGGCTGCATGTGGATCACCGGCCGGAAGTGGTGGCACATCGGGATGTACTGCCCCCTGCTCAAGCCAGTTGGCCGCCAGCTCTGGTGGCGTGAGTTCAAGCGCGATGACGACTACATCGAACAGCTTGAGCAGGACCTCTGGGAATTCAAGCTGCTGGTCGACGGCTTCGAAAAACAGCTGAGGAGTAAGGCCGCATGACCCCATCAATCGACCTGGAGGCAGCGAAGGCTGCCTTCTTCGCATCTGGCGGTCAGCTCGTTGTGCTTGAGGGTTTCCAGTACGTGCCATTCCGGCAGCGCAAGCACCCTGAACCAAAGCCAAAGCGGGCCAAGCCAGTCAGGCAAGAGCCCGGCGGCGAGCGCAAACACCGCGCCAAGGCCCGCGCCGCGCAGATTGCAGAACTCGCCAAGACCATGACCTGCGGTGAAGTGGCCAAGCTCCTGGGCGAAACCAAGACCGCTCTGTGGGGCGTAGCGGCGCGTGGAGGATTCAGGTTCTTCAGTCCGCCGAAGGCTGCCAGGCCAGTGAAAGTGAAGGCCGAGCCCAGTCAGGAGGACCGCGACCTGGCCGACAAGATCATTGCCCTGCGTGACGCCGGCAAGTCCAGATGCCGGACCATAGCCGAGCTGGGAATCGGCAACTGTCGGCTTGTGCGGATCCTCGACCTGTTCGATATCGACTTCCCCGTTCAACGGCGCCAGGAGTAGGCCATGAGCGAGCACGGCGATCACCCCAGCGTTTACTACCTTGGCCGGGAATGCCGCCGCAACGGTGGCGGCAAGCTGGCCAACCCATTCGCCTATCACACGTTCCACGGATCCTGGTTTCTGGCCGGCTGGAACGACATGGACCTTGAGATTGAGCAGAAAAATCCGAAGCGCGCTGCAAAGAACAAGGCGGCGTGACCAGTTCAACTTGCCGCCCAGCGGATTGAAGGAGGTGCCGTATGGCGATGTCCCAGCAGCAGCGCGACGAGAAACGCCGCGCCAAGGCCGAGCGCCTGCAGGAAGAAGACCTGCGCTTGAAGGTTCGACCAGGGACTAAACAGGCCCTGCTGGAGCTGATGGAGTGGGCCGGGATCGAAGAACAGGGCGAGGCGATGACGCTGATGATTCATCACATCGAAGCGCTCGGGCATCACGCGCTGTTTCGGATCGCGCGCCACGAAATCGAAGCTCACCGTTATGTGGCGCGGACTGAGCCGCTGCGGCTGACAGCCAGGAAACGAACCGGCCAGCACCTGCGCGCCATTTGCGGCTGGGCTGACGCCACCTACAGCCAGATGATCGAGGCACTGATCCATGGAATTCATGCACTGGGCAGCCTGCACGCGGCGAAGTTTCTCACCCCGCCACGGCATCAGATCAGCATATCGCCACGCCTGGCCCTGGCCTTCGACCGGAAGAGCATGCTGATGATTCAGCAGGATCCTGGGGATGAAGTCATTCCTCCAGATCAGCGTAGATCGGCGCTCCATGGTTGATAACGCCAAACCATTCAAACTGCCCAATCGTCGCCAAAGCAGTATTTCTGATTTCCATGGCGACTCCATCGAACTCTTCCACTGAAGGGCACAACTCAAACGTGCAGCAGCAACTATTGGAGTCATAAAACAGACTGGTTACACGGTTCTGCAGTCCCTTTTTTGCTATGGCAACACAGAAGTTGAGCATTTCAGCAAGCTCTGTGGCTTTCCCATGCCTGGTGTCGATCAGGATCCCGAAGGCCTTCAGCGAGTCGACGGAAACTTCGCCAGCGTACATTGCATCTCCTTACCCGACCCCATGCCGGTCACCCGTAATACCCCATCCCACCCCAAATTGCCACCATGCCGCCACCAGCACGGAGGGCGGCGCATGCATGGAGTACCGAAATGCAAGTCGAGACCTCGACAGTCACCAAGCTTCTGATCACTGAGGTGCCGAACCTCGACCGGATCAGCGTGTACCTCGAAGACCTGGCGCCCTGCAAAGGCAAGATCACCGTCAGCTGCTACGACAAGACCTGGCACGCCTACTGGGGCGGCATGTGGGATGGCCTGAATGTGGCCCAGTTCTTCTGCAAGCTGCACGATGCCTACATCATCGGCTACTTCGACCGGCAGCTGAGTTCTCGCCGTTTCAGCGGTGAGGCCCTGGCCGACAAGGCGCGGAAGGTGATCTTGCAAATGCGGCGTGACCGGGACCTGGACGCAGAAGACGCCCGGAGCCTGCTCGACGAGACCGGGGATGTTCGCCACACCAGCTCGCTTGATGAGTGCGGCGGCGCCCACCGCGAGTTCATGCACCGCGTGTTCGGTGACGACTGGTGGAACCTGCCGGCCGACGCCATGGAGCCCAACCCGGACTGGGCCTACCTCTGCCGCATCATCGCGACAGTGCAGCAGGCCCTGGCCAAGCAGTACCCGATCGCCGCATGACCCTCCGGCGCTGCTCGCCAGCGTCTCACTGCTTTCCTCCAAGCACGGGTGGCAAGGCCGTGCAGAACCAGTAGATCCCAGTTCCAAGCACCAAACTCCACCGGCTCTCCGGATTGTGGAACATACCGACAACCCCAAGCGCGATCAGGGTCACGCCAGCCCACCGCCTGCGCTTCGGGTTGAACCATAGCTGGAACGCCCGAAGCCTCTCACGCAAACGCATCACCACTCTCCCTGTTTGGTAAGCGGCGAAGCATACCAGCGCTGCCCGCCAGCGCCTTCCCCTGTTCAACGATAACGCCGGCCCGGCGAGGGCGGCGCCAGCAATGGAGTGTTCCATGACCATCTCAGCGCCGGTAATCCGGTACCACGGGTCCAAGTTCCGGCTGGCGTCGTGGGTCACCCAATACTTCCCTCGGCACACATGCTACGTCGAACCCTTCGGCGGCGCCGCCGGCGTTCTGATGCAGAAGCCCCGTTCCTACGCCGAGGTCTACAACGACCTGGACGGCGACATTGTGAACTTGTTCCGCGTGCTGCAGGACCCGCAGTCACGGGCAGCGCTGTTCGAGGCGGTGGTACTGACGCCATATGCCCGGCAGGAATTCGAAAGAGCCTGGGAGCCTGCTGAAGAACCTGTCGAACGTGCTCGACGGACCATCATCAGGGCGCAGATGGGCTTCGGTTCCGCCGGTGCCACCAAGGGCATAACCGGATTCCGAATCGACACAAAGCGTGAATACGGAACAGCCCAGTCGCTCTGGCTCGAGTATCCAGAATCGATCGCCACGATCGGGCAGTGCCTAACCGGCGTCCTGATCGAGAACCGGCCCGCGGTCGAGGTCATGCAGGCACACGACGCCAGGACAACCTTGCACTACGTGGACCCTCCGTATATGCACGAGACCAGATACAAGAACGCACAGAGCGGCCGCTACTACCGGCACGAAATGGACGACGCCCAACACGCCGAACTGCTCCGATCGTTGCTCGAGCTAGAAGGAATGGTCGCGCTGTCTGGCTACCCAAGCGAGCTCTATGACGACACCTTGACCGGCTGGACCAGGCACACCACCTCAGCCCGGATATCCGCGGGGCGGGGCACAGCCTGCCGCACCGAATGCCTCTGGCTCAACCCCGCATGCCAACGATCGAGCAGCCAATTCAGCTTGTTTTCCAACTGATGCTGAATATTACCAGGTCATCAATCAAGAACTTGGAGGAGAGTCTCCACCATCGGCTCGAAGTACTGAGTCGAATTTCTCGCACGGGAGATATGAGCGCCAGTCAAACCGTCTCGGCCATTACAGTCAAAAATAGGTTTCTTGGCTTCTTGCGAATAGGGCACTAAGCTGTGAAGATTAGGAATGCCTCCCAAATCAAATCTACCATCTCCCCAGCGGAAGACTTGGCGAAGCGGGTCTAACCTCGCGACAATATTTCGTTGAACAGCCTCCTCAATCTGCTCACCAAAAATATTCCAGCCTCTAGTCATCCCAGCCTCATTATCGCGAACGTTATGTTGCTGCTTAACATATCCCAAGAAGCATGGTTTTCCCTCTGGCAGCTCAAAGTCAATGTAATCCTTATAGCCGTTGCATTGATCCCACCCAGCACGCCAAGTATTGAGTTTACTCCCTAAATTCTCAGTCCCTCGAATGGAGAAAAGATCGGGTGAAACGGGCGTAATGAAGTAGTTGCTGGCCGCCAGAACCGCTCTGTTAAGGGAGCCGAGGTTCGGGCCGAGATCCAGCAACACAACATCTGCCCCCACCGAGTCAGCGCACCAAAGGATGTATCGATAAATCGCGGACTGTACGCGCAGAGACATTTGATCGCCACCGCGGGCGGCACTCCACGTGTCCCCCAAGCGATCCTCGTAAGAGCTGAGCATTACATCCCCAGGAACCAAATAAAGATTCTCATAGGCGCCGAATGCATGCTCTTTATAAAGGCGGGTAGGCCGGCGCTCTCTGATGTCACCCAAACCAACCGAAACTCGCTCAATCGCATTCCAAATGCTGTTACCACGCTCTGAGCGCCAGCTTCTTTCGAGCTCAGCATCTGAAAGGCAGTATGACGAAAGGTTACATTGACTATCCAGATCAACTAGTAGAACTGTCTGACCGGCACGCTCTAGCAAATGGGCAATATGGTAGATGTACGTTGTTTTTCCGACACCACCTTTGTTATTGAAGATACTAATAATCTGCATTTCGCCCATTCCGTAGGTAAGGCCGCACCGGCTCATAAAGGGGCTAAAGGATATCCCACCCCCAGAAAAACTCAAATCAGGCTTTGAGCCTTACCCATAAGTCAAGAGCACATTTGTACTCCACCCAGCTGTAACCCCTCTCCCCTCTATTCACTGCCGCGATATGGCGGCCAAGGAAGCGCTATGCCCAAGAAAAGGGTGGCCATGAAAGCCCGCATCGAAAAGAAGCTCAGCAAGCGCCTAGTCGAGCTGCTTCCATCGGTCTATCGCAAGGCCTGGCGCGATCAGGATCCGACTGAACTGGCGTACGACCAAGGCTCCAGTGTGCGACACGTTCTAAGCGTTGGTGGCGGCGTGGACTACTGGGGCGAAGGCCAGGACGCGTACACCGTCTGGGAGGATTGGCAGATGAACTGGTGCTGGCACGGGCCGTTCGAGGCCTACCCGAACGGACATCGCTTTCAGGGATACCCAAACATTGAAGGGTTCCGCCCAACCACCATCAACCTGCTGAAGCTGGCTGCCCAATGCGAGCGGACCAGTAAGGAGTGGCCATGATGACCCGCCTCGCCCTCTGCCTCCTGCTGATGGCCACCGGCGCCAGCGCAGACGAGCGCTACATCGACGTGCAGCACGACGCCCGCCGCGGCGTCACCTGCTACATCCTCAATGAGTCGTCGATCAGCTGCATCCCCGACAGCCAGCTGCAGGCCGGCAACGAGCGCCAGCTCTCCCCGCACGAAACCCAACCAGAACCTACACCTGCTGCCGCGCCGGCGGCATGGAATGATGAGAGGTATCAGCTGTGACGAAAGCAGAAAAGATGCGCGAGCAGTTCGAGGCTCAATTTGTCGAGGAGTACGTCAGGGTTCTGGGGAAGGGTTCGCGAGAGATCGCAGCTCATACTCTGGCTGCCAATCCGCCGTTGGTGAGCATGTGCTGGTGGGCCTGGCAAGCCTCCCGAGAGGCTGTGGTGGTGGAGCTGCCGGCCCCGGCTGTGCCAGGCGGCAACTGCATCCGCGATCACGCGATTCGAGAAGCCATCGAGGCCCAGGGCCTGAAGGTGGCTCCATGACCTGCACCTGCCCATCCGGCGACGGCTCACTGCGCTGGCCGTGCCCGGTTCATCCACCGAAGGAGGAACGCAAATGATCGCCCTCGCCTATATGGCCTACCTGATCTGGAAGGCGCCGCGATGAGGAAGGTGACCCGCACAGTTGCCGATCCCTCTACCGAGTGGGGCTTCCGCATAGTCCCGGCAACCTACGAGGAGGCCGAGAAGATCACCGGGTTCCGTCTGGACCGCCGCCAAAACTACTCCATCAACAGGGAGGGCGAGGTCGAGGTGCTTGGAGTGTGCTCGATGGAATGCTCAGGCTGCAGCTGCGACTGCTCGAGCTGCAGCTATGGCTACAACGCCCACCCGCCGGCCGGCTGCCGAGAATGCGGATACACCGGCCGTGTCCGGATGCATTTCGGCTATCCACCGTCACCTCCCAAGCGTAAACAAGCCGCCTAACCCTCCCCCAACTACTCAGGCCCGCCAACAACGGGCATGGAGAGCTATTGCCATGACGAAACACAATCACACGCCAGGCCCCTGGCACATTGAAGGGGTCGTCCAAAACACCGGCTCGATATCGATCTGCGCAGGTCGGTTCGGAATTGCAGATGTAACGAATGCAGTGAGCGCAGGCAATCTGGTGCTCGGCAACTCGCCACGGGCGCAAATGGCAAACGCCCAGCTGATCGCCGCGGCACCGCGCCTGCTGGACGACCTGGTCGACGCTGCCGCCCAACTGCGCAAGTACGAGACTCTGCACCGGGCCAAGGGCACCGCCAACAGCCTGGCCAAGGCCGAGGTCAACGCCGAGCTGGCCTCGCGATTCGAGCAGACCATCGCAGCGGCCACGACCTGACCACCAACCTGCCGCCACCGGCGGCGTGGAGACCAACATGCAAGACGAAGAACGCCAGCCGGTGGCCTATGTATCCGACAAGGTCCCGGAGGAAAAAATGGCCGAGCTGATCGGGACGACCAAGCGCGCCTTGGAAGGAAAGCGCAGCCGCGGCGTGATTCCTGAGGGGGTTTGGAAGAAGATCGACGGCCGGATTTTTTACAGCATCAGGAGATACGAAGCGTGGCTGGAAGGAAGCTGGGGCTACCCACTGGAGTCGAGTTCATCGGCAAGTCAATCCGGATCCGTTTTACTTGGAACGGTGAGCGTCGATCCGAAACGCTCGCATATCCCCAAACCGTCAAGGGGATCAAGGCGGCAGCCGATCTACGCGCTCAAGTAGTCAGCCTGGCCAGGCATGGCGTGCTGGACGAAAAAAGGTACGCCGAGCTGTTCCCAGCCTCAAGCTACACGGCGCCAGCCAACGAACTGATGTTCGGCGAATATGCGCAGAGCTGGCTGAACAGCCTGGAGGTGGTGCACGACACTCGAGTCAACTACAAGGGATTGATGAACAACTACTGGATGCCCCACCTGGCGACACTGCCGATCAAGGCGGTAACGCCAATGGTGCTGAGGGAGGTGGTCGCAAGGACCGAGTGGAAGAGCTCGACAGTCAAACGCGCTGCCATCGCCCGGGTCAAGGCAATGTTCCGCGCAGCGGTGTATGACGAGGTGGTAGACAGGAACCCTGCGGCATCGATCCAGCTTCCGCAGAAGATCAAGAAGCAGGTCGATCCATTCACCGTGGAAGAAGCGGAGGACTTGATCAAGTGGATGTACAAGAACTTTTCGCGGTGTAACCAGGTGTTCGCAGCCTTCTATGAGTTCGCCTTCTACACCGGGATGCGCACCGGTGAGATCATGGCACTGCGCTGGGACGAGATCGATTTCGATAAGAAGACGGCCCACGTATGCCGGATCGTCGTAGAGAACCAAGTGGTGGAGCGGACGAAGACCAAGTACACCAGAACGATCATGCTCAACAGCCGGGCCCTGGGAGCCCTCGAACGAGCAAGGCAGATCGCCGACGCCAGGAAGCGCAACGGCAGACGGGTCTCAGCAGAATCTCCATTCGTCTTCCAGCCGGCCGGAAGGTCGCCCCACATGAAAGGATCAAGCACGCCTGGCGGGCACTTCAACGAAGCGATCGAGGCAACCTCGATCAGAGCGAGGCCACAGTACAACTGCAGGCACACATATGCCACGATGTGCCTCATGTCAGGGATGAACCCAGCGTTCATTGCCGGGCAGCTTGGCCACTCCGTTCAGGTGCTGCTCACCACCTACGCCAAGTGGTTGAATTCAGCCAACGACTGGTCAGAACTTGCCAAGCTGGAATTGGCAGTAATTGGTACGGAATTGGTACAGGATTAAATTTCGTTCACGTTACGCCCTTTGGATATAAGGCATTCGACAGCCGTTCGGCCATACTCCAGAATGCAACGGTTTTTGGGGGAAACCCTTGCACAGCCAACGACATACCAACATTTAGTGAGCCTCAACGTGAAAACTTCCCTGTCCATCCTCAGCCTGCTGCTGTTGCTCACAGGAACCGCGACCCTACCGTCGACCGCTGCTGCACAACCCCCGGCCCAGGTCCAGCGTGACCCGAGCAAACTGCACCTGGCGTCCGGCAGCGCCCTGTTGATCGACCTCAACACCAACAAGGAGCTGTATTCCAGCCACGCCGATCGCGTGCGCCCCATCGCCTCGGTCACCAAGTTGATGACCGCGATGGTCGTGCTCGACGCCAAGCTGCCCATGGACGAGATGCTCACCATGACCATCGCCAACAACCCGGAGATGAAAGGCGTGTATTCCCGGGTGCGGCTGGGCAGCGAGCTTAACCGTCGCGAGACGTTGCTGATCACCCTGATGTCGTCGGAAAACCGTGCGGCCAACTCACTGGCCAACCACTACCCCGGTGGCTACGGCGCGTTCATCAAGGCGATGAACGCCAAGGCCCGCAGCCTGGGCATGAGCCACACCCGCTACGTCGAGCCGACCGGCCTGTCGACCTTGAACGTCTCCACCGCCCAGGACCTGGCCAAGCTGCTGATGGCCTCGCGCAAGTACCCGATGCTCAGCGAGTTGTCGGTCACCCGCGAAAAGACCGTGGCGTTCCGCAAGCCCAACTACACCCTGGGTTTCCGTAACACCGACCACCTGGTGAACAAGAGCAACTGGGACATCAAGCTGACCAAGACCGGCTTCACCAACGAAGCGGGGCATTGCCTGGTGCTGCTGACCAAAATGGACAACCGTCCAGTGGCCATGGTGATCCTCGACGCCTTCGGCAAGTACACCCACTTCGCCGACGCCAGCCGCATGCGCCAGTGGCTGGAAACCGGCAGCGCCAAGCCGGCGCCGGCAGTCGCCATGCAGTACAAGAGTGAAAGGCAGCGCGCGCGCCTGGCGCAGGACTGA